GCCCGCGTTTACTTGTCCGGACGAGTCGGGACAGGTGCGGACGGGTCATGTCCCGGGGCATATGCCTACGTGGCCCCGTTTACCTGTCCCCCCCTGTAAGGGGGGCAGGTGCGGGACGGGTGCCACCCTCGAGGGCGGGGGAGGTGTCCCGTAGGCGGGACAGGTGGAAGGGCGGAAGGGCCGCGCCCGGATTCACTCTCGCCCCCCTCGCGCGATTCCATGCCGCGGGCAGGTGCGGACCCCTGTCGCCCCTCGAGCGGCGGAGCGGGCCACGTACCGCGGCACGGGGCACGGGGGCACGGGCCGCCCGTGGCGGGGCACGGCGGGGCCAGGGCGGGCATGTGGCAGGGCGGGCGGGTCGACGGGTGGCGGGGCCGCGGCCGCCGTCCGGACTCAGTGCCCCCGGGGCAGGGCCGAAACCGGGGCGCGACCCCCCGCTCACCGTAAGAAAAAACCCAACCCTGGGAGTCCTCGCGGCCCCAGATCTGTCACCATGCTGCCCATGCCCGGCCTCGAGCCTCATTGCGAACCCTCGTCCGCGGCGCTCGAGCTCCATCGGTCGCGACCACAGGGTGCGCCGACGCCGAGGCCTGCACAAGGTCTACGGACAGGCCGGACAGGTGTTCGCCAGTGAGCGACGAGCACATTCGCTCGAGCGGCGGCTTCCTCGTGCCCGAGCTGTACCGCGAGCAGGTCGCCGGTCAGATCCGCGATTCCCTGCCGACCTTCGAGGCGGCCCGAGGCGGCTTCGACTGGAACCGCGAGCCCGGAGCGCCTCCGTCCCGCTGGCAAAAGCGGAAGTGGCGCTGGAGCGCGCGGCTGAACGCTCGTCGGCAGCGGCTGGCTCTGCGCATCGCGCCCTGGCTCGAGCGCGACCCCTGGGAGTGAGCTCGTGGCGCTTGTGCGACTGCCGACCAGGCTGCGAACATCCCCGGCCGTGACGTTCAGGCCCGAGCAGGAAGCGCAGGTGCGTGCGATCGTTCGCGAGGAGATCGCTTCTCTCGCCGGCAAGGCTCTTCGCCGCACGCAGGACCTCGAGTTCTCCCGTTCGCCGGAGCGCAACCTGGCCCTCGAGGTCGCCAACGAGCAGGCCGCGCAACTGTGGGGCGAGGTGCTCGCCGAGTACCGCCGCGAAGAGTCCTGATGCATGGCACCCGCGTGGAGATGTGGGAGGAGCTGTTCGCCACACCCGGCGCGTACATGCGCAAGGCCGACGGCACGTGGATGGCGAACACGCCGAACGGTCATCTGGGCAGCCTCGGCAAGCACGACGTCGAGGAGCACGAGGACGGGACGATCACGGTCTCGCCGTCGATCCTCGTCAGCGATCACACCGGCGAGCTCTACCACGGGTTCCTGAAGCGCGGAGTCTGGGATCCGTAGTGGCCTTCGTCCAGTGCTTGACATAGCGCCCGGATCTTCGTATCGTCCGCGACGACGATGGCGCTAGACGACGGAAACGTCACCCTCTCTGAGATCTCGCTCGAGCTGCGCGGGCCTCTGGTCGCCTCCCCGCCTTCCGGCGTGAGCGAAGCCGAGCTCGAGTCGAGCGTCCGCACGATGGCTCGCGGTGGGATCGAGGGCGCGATCAACGCGGTCAACATGGTTCTGCCCGCAGGCTACGAGTTGCGCTTCGCGCGCACCGAGTCTGCCGAGTGGCCTGTCCCTGCCGATTCGGTCTCGGTCGAGACCGTGCGCGAGGAGCTCGAGCGCGGGTGAGTGGCCAGGTCCTTACCGACAGCTCAGTCGGCTACGGCGGCGACCCGCGCAATCCCCGCATTCGCGTCGAGCGCCTCGGCTTCGGGCGCTATCGCTACGAGGCCTGGGCCGACGGCGTTCGCCGCGGTGCCGGCCGGGCGCCGAGGAAGAACTGGGCGCACCGCCAGGCCCTGTGCGCGATCGAGTGCCTGGGGATCCACACCGGCTCGGATCTGCGCTGGTGGAGATGGGTCCTCTGATGGGCGGCCTGCTCGCCGACGGGATCTACCTCTCGAGCGGAGCGATCGTGCTCATCATCGCCGTGATCCTCGTGATCTGGCTTCTGCGATGACGAGCGCCGTGGCGACGCCACAGCAGCACTGGCTCGTCGTGCTCACGATCGACAAAGAGCCGATCCGCGGTCTCATCGAGGGCGTCGTGCCGGCGGTCTACAAGCCGACCAGCGAGGCGCGCTGGTGCATGGTCAAGGCCGAGACCAAGGCGCGAGCGGTCGCGCTGGCCGAGGAGTCCTTCCGCCCCGAGCTCGCCGACGACGAATCGGTGTCCGCGGTCTCGGTCTCTGCGTGGTGCGAGTCCGAGGTCCTCGACGAGGCGGAGAAGCGCACGGATGTCCTGCGCGCGGTCGTCGCCGACTTCGACCGGCGCCGCTCGACGCGCTGGGGGCGCTTCCTGCTCTGGCTGCTGCGGAAGACCACGTGATCGTCTGGGTCGCGAGCTTCGCCGGCGTCTACCTCGCGAGTCTCTGGTGGCTCGTCTACTGCGATCGCCAACGTGGCGAGAGGACGTGAACCGACGCATGTGGGAGGATCCGATGAACCACAACCAGAAGGGGGATCACGATGCGCAAGCGCATCCTCGCGACGATCTTCGTGGCAGCGGTTCTGAGCGCGACAGCGGCTCAGGCTCAGAACGTCAAGACGTTCAAGGTGCAGCCGTACCCCGGCCCGACGGCGTACTCGGCAGGCGTCTCTCTCGCGCAGTAGACCCCGGCATCGCAGCCGCGCTCGACTCTGTGGCACGAGCGCGGCTCGAGCGGGCGTGGGAGTTCGAGCTGCGATGACCTGGCGATTCCCGGCGTCTTCGTCGCCTGCATCGCGCTGGTCGCCCCCTTCCTGGGTGCGCTGACCTTCGGGAGATGGGAATGAGCGCATCCGAGAAGCTGAAGGCGCTGGACGGCGAAGTCGAGTGGCGTGTGCTCCGCGAGCAGATCGTGGCGGTGGTGGAGGCGGCGCAAGACCTCGCTGCTTATGCTCACGACAGCGACAATACGGAGAAGGCTGAGCGGGTGGACGCCGCCCTCGCTGCTCTCGACGAGGCGCTGTCGTGAGCCACGGAGCACCCGGATACCACTCGATGTCACCTGACCGCGCCCCGATGTCGCCGCCACCTGAGAACGACCCCCGCCTCGAAGCGATGGGCGACACGCCTAGATTCCTACTGGCTTACCATCCCGCCAGCGGGAAGATGTCTCGTGCTGAGGTCATCGACATCGCTCGCGATTATCTGGCCGACTTGGACGATGTACCTGACGAGGACTTCAAGGTCGTCTCGTCGCTACACCTACCTGCCGACGATCAGGTCTACGTCTTTGACGTGGCGCTCATCACTGACCTTTCGGGCGAACTGAGGCTGCGATGAATGACGAACGCCTCACAGCCCTGGGCGACACGCCTGGTTCTGACGGCTGTGGGTGTACGCGGGTGATGCTGGAGCAGGAGCGCGACTGGCAGCGTACTCGCGGTGAAGCTTACGACGATCTCGTCGTTCTCGGTCGCTGCCCGCATGGTGTTGATCTCGACCGCGAGTTCTGCCCGAAGGGGTGTCGTGTGTGACTGAGCCACCCAACACCGAGGCGCTGACGGAGGGGGAGGCTGTGTCGAGGCGTAAAGTCGCCGGGCTGTCCCCCTCCGTGAGCGTCGAGGCTGCGCTGGCGACGGTGCGGGAGGATTTACTCGGCCACCGCAAGCTCGCGCGGCAGCTATTCCAGATGATCCCGCGTGAGGTTTGGCGCGACCACGGCGGTGACGACGGGCAGGGCCACTATGAGGGCGAGTACCACGCGGAGCAGATCGAGCAGAGCCTCGTCGGGGACGACCTGCCCTCGGTCGCCGCCCTCGACGCCATCGCCTCCGAGCTAGAGCGGCAGCGGCGTGAGTGCGAGATGTTGACGGCCGAGAAGTCGGGGCAGAACGAGATCACCCGCCGTGAGATCGACCGCGCCGAGGCAGCCGAGGCCGAGCTAGAGCGAGTGCGCGAACGACTCGACGCTGAACAGAAGGAGCATGGCGAGACGCTGGCCGAGCTAGAGCGGGTGCGAGCGGAGCGGGATGGCGCTGAACTGATGCTGCGGGACGTACGCCGCGACTTGCAGGCCCACCTCGACAGGGCGGTGGGGGCGCTGCGGGAGATCGCGGGGCCGTTCGGGGCGGAGTGGCCGGACGCTCAGGATCGCGCCCGCGCTGCCCTGGCCGAGATCGAGGAGTCCGATGTACCGCGGTGAGGTTTGCGAGGACTGCGGCTTTCCGGTGGCGTTCTTCGTGAGCTCGTACTGGACGGCTCCTGACGAGTTGTGGCTCGCGGTCATGGGCACGGACGCGGGGATTCTCTGTCCGCCATGCTTCACCGGCAGGGCGAGGGACCAGGGCAAGTATGTGTCGTGGCGGGCCGAGATCGAGGAGTCCGGGTGACATCCGCCCCCCTCACGATTCTGCACTCCGTGCGCTGGAACCTGGCGAAGATCATCGCGCTGCTTGCCTGCGTGGTCTTCTGGGTGATCGTGCTCGAGCTCGCGTTTCGGGTCTTCTGATGGATCTCTCCAACCCCATGATCTTCCTCTCGGCGTGCTGCGCCGGGATTCCGCTGCTCGTCGGCTGGGTCAAGCTCAAGATCTGGGACCTGCGCCGCGAGCGCGGCCTGCCGTGATCCCGACGATCACCTGGCACCTGCCGCGCCCGCCGAAGTCGCGCTATCGCGGCGGCTTCCCGCTCCACTTCGAGGACAACCTGATCCAGCTACTCGGCTACCCCGAGCAGATCCTCCAGCCCTTCGGCGGGCGCGCCGAGCACGGGATTCGCGTCGACCTCGACCCGCTGACCGAACCCGATGTCGTGGCCGACGCGCACGAGCTCCCCTTCGCCGACGAGTCCTTCGACTGCGTGATCCTCGACCCGCCCTACTCCGACGAGGAGGCGCTCGAGTTGTACGGGATCACCCGGCGCCTCGAGCCGGCGAAGTTCGTCGCCGAGGCCGTGCGCGTGCTTCGCCCCGGCGGCGATCTCGTCATCTACACAGACCGCGAGCCTCGCCGCCCACCGCGCTGCAATCATCGCTGCCGGATCATGGTCACGCTTCGCCCCGGGCACTCACCGCGGGTGTGCATGGTCTTCCAGAAGCGAAAGCCCGGGATGCCGTTCTACGGGTCCGAGGCTGGCGAGGAGTTGCCGGACGCCGAGCCTTCTGTCATCCTCGGGGCCGCGCCGTAGAGCAGTCCGGTAGCTCGCCTGGTTCATTGCCAGGAGGTCGCGGGTTCGAATCCCGCCGGCGCTATGTGATCCGCCGAATCTACATCCACATCATGCGGCACCGTGGCAGGCATGTCCTGGCCGAGGACTGCTGGTGCAAGCCGCGCGTCGAGCGAGTGCCTTGACATCGCGCTCGAGATGCCCTAGAGTCCCCGACCTGCTCGAGTAGGTTGATGCGACGCCCTTCGGGGCCTAGCGGACGAAAGAGCAGCCGGCAGGGCCTCCTTCGGGAGGCTCTCGTCGTTTGTGGGGCGCCGATTCGCACGCTACGCTCGCGCCCACATGGCCAAGTGGGACTTTCCCTCGGAGGAGCAGCAGGAGCGCTTCCTCGCCGAGATCGCCGACGGGAAGACCCGCCAGGAGGCCGCGGAGATCGTCGGCTCGAGCTCGACCAAGTTCCGCACGCTGATGAACTCGCAGAAGCCCGAGGGCCTCGCGTTCGCCGCGCGCTACCTGGAGGTGCTCGAGGAGGTCGGCAAGTCTCCGAGCCCGCTCGCCGGGCGCATCCGCGAGATGGAGGGCGTGCAACTTGCCCACCGCGCGCTCGACGAGTTCATCATGCGCGCCCTGGACGCCGAGCGCGGCAAGGCCTCGCCCTCGGGCAACCGGATGCTCTACCAACTCTCCCTGCTCAAGGTCGAGGACTTCAAGCCGCTGCTCGAGGCCCGGACCCGGCACATCCACGAGGGTGCGGTCGGGATCTACCAGATGCCGCAGATCGACACGGCCAAGTGGTCGCTCGAGCAGCACCGCGAGTTCGTCGCGCTGCGCAAGCGTCTCTCGGAGCTCGTCGCGCTCGCTCAGCCCGACAGCGCCCAGCCGCCGCGCGAGTTGCCGGTCGGCGCTGACGACATCGAGGGCGAGGCCGTCGAGATCGAGGACGCGGCGGTCGCCTAGTGCTCATCGACGCGCATGACGACGCCATCGAGGCGGACCTCGAGCGGCGCGAGCAGGGCCTGTCGCTGATCGACGAGGGCGCCGAGCTCTCGAAGAGCCTCTTTCCCTTCGTCCGCGCCTCCTGGCACGTGCTTCGCCCAGACGACGCCTTCGTCAACAACTGGCACCTGGGCGCGATGTCTGAGGTGCTCGAGGCCATCACTGACGGCGAGCTCGATCGGGTGTTCATCTGGGTGCCTCCCGGCTCGATGAAGACGATCGAGGTCGACGTCTGCTGGCCTGCCTGGGAGTGGACGAAGCGACCGAGCCTGCGCTACCTGACCTGCTCCTACGACCAGGAGATCCAGATCGAGCAGGGCATGATCCCGTCGCGCGATCTCATCCTCTCGGACTGGTACCAGCAGCGCTGGCCGCACGTGGTCCTGAAAGAGACCCGCCGTGCCGCGTACACGAACACCCGCGGAGGCGCGCGCTGGGCCGCGGCGCCGAACGCGAAGAAGGTCACGGGCCGACACGTGCACCGGATCATCCTCGACGACCCCAACGATGCGAACTCCGCCGAGGGCGACTCCGACGCCGAGATGCAGCGGATCAACGACTGGCACGACTCGACGCTCGGCACCCGTCTACTCAAGGGCGGCGCGAAGGTCGTCATCCAGCAGCGCCTACACGAGAACGATCTCTCCGGCCACCTGCTCGAAAAGGACGAGGGCCGCTGGTACAAGCTCTGCCTCCCCGAGCGCTACGACCCCAAGCACCAGTTCGTGTGGCCCGAGGATCCCCGCACCGAGGAGGGCGAGCTTCTGTGGCCGACGCTCTTCGACTCTCAGCGCCACGAAGAGCGCGTCTCGATCATGGGTGCGCGTCGCGCGTCGGGGCAGCTTCAGCAGGAGCCCTCTCCGCGTGTCGGCGAGATCCTCAAGCGCACGGGCTGGCGCTACTACCTGCCCGAGCACCTCGAGCTGATCGAAGAGGGCGCCTTCGACGATCTGCCCGCCGAATCGCCCTTCCGCCGCCTGCGCATGATCCTGATCTCCTGGGACACCTCGCTGAAGGAGCTCAACTCTTCCGACGACGCGGCCGGCGGGATCTGGGGAATCCTCGAAGGCGATCGCTTCCTGCTCAAGACCCGGGTCGACAAGATGAACAAGTCGTCCACGAAGACCGCGATGCTCGAGCAGCGCGAGTGGGCGCTCGCTCGCTTCCCGCACGCAGCGCACCGCCTGCTCATCGAGAAGAAGTCGAACGGGGTCGAGATCATCGCCGACTTCCGGCGCACTGTCCCTGGTCTAGCGGTATACAACCCCGGCGACCTGGACAAGATCGCGCGCGCCAAGAACGCCGAGGGCGACTTCGATTCGGGCAACGTCTGGATCTGCGGCGCGCCCAACGGAGACGGCACCGACTACGACCCCGCGCGCACTCCAGCCTGGGCTCAGAAGGTGATCGAGCAGTGCGCGAAGTTCCCCAAGGGCCGTGAGGACGATCTCGTCGACATGACGACGCAGGCGATCAACTGGGTGCGCTTCAAGGGCCAGCGCAGGGCCACCATGCACTCGCCCGAGGAGGTCCTGCTGCCGGCGCTGGCGGGTATCCCCTCCGGAGCCGGTTCTATAGTGCGCGCGTGAGTGTGGCCAACGCGGGAGTTGTCTTCATCTGCGATGACGGTGAGGATGGCTGCGGCGCCAGCTTCGTAGCAAAGCGGCGCTACGCGGACTACATCCGCCGGGGTGTCCATAGACAGCTCTGCCGCCGCTGCGCTCGAGATGCCCTTCGCACCAAGCCGAAAGAGCCGCCGACAGAGGCCGACCTGATCTTCTGGCTCGAGCGCTTCGACGACGAGGACATCGCGCTCTTCGTCATCGCGTTCTTCTCCGACGCCGAGTTCGACCCAGAGCCGATCGCGCTTCGCCGCGCCGAGCTCATGGGCGCGAACGTTCTCGCCGCGACAGGATGATCGCCGTCGTCATCCCGGTGCTCGGGCGCCCCGAGGCTGTTCTTCGTGTCGCCGATTCGCTCGAGCACATGACCCACGGCGCCTATCGCCTGTTCTTCCTGTGCTCGCCTGGCGACGATGCCGCGATCGAGGCTGTGGAGCGAACCGGCGCGGACTACCGCGTCGTCATGTGGCATCCGGACAAGGCCGACTTCGCGATGAAGACGAACCTCGGCTTCCGTCTCACCAACGAACCCTACGTCTTCCTTGGAGCGACGGACCTACGCTTCCACGTGAGTTGGGATCTGCACGTGCTCCTGGTCGCGCAGGAGACCGGCGCCGGCGTTATCGGCACCGACGACATGGGCAACCCGCTCGTTCGCCGTGGCAAGCATGCCACCCACGCGCTCGTTCGCCGCACGTACATCGAAGAGTGCGGGGGCACCTTCGACGAGGAGCCGGGAGTCGTGTACGCCGAGTGCTACGACCACCAGTGCGTCGACAACGAGCTCGTCTTCGTCGCGCAGGAGCGCGGCCAGTGGGCGTTCGCGGCCAACTCGAAGGTCGAGCACCTGCACCCGCTCTGGCGCAAGGGCACGATGGATCCGGTCTACCAGAAGGCACTCGCTCGAGGTCAGGCCGACATCCGGATCTTCGCGTCGCGGCGAGCCGACTGGACAGCGAGGCGAGGGCGTACTAAAGTCGGCGCCTGACGATGGCGCGACCTTCTCACGACGATGCCTTTCGGCCCGGCCGCTGACCTGCGCCATCGTCGTCGTATGTTGGCGGCCGGACCGAAGGGCGAGAGGTAGACCATGAAGCGGATTCACCACCAGGAGACGCCCTTCGGCCCGATCATGGTGGAGACGGTCGCGTGCGATCGCTGCGAGGCCGAGAAGGTGGCCGACGGTGCTCTCATGGGCTGGATCCAGCTCGAGCCGATGGGCCTGCTGCGAACCCAGGCGATGCCGAGCGTTCTGCATTTCTGCTCCGACACCTGTGCTAGGGACTGGCTCAGCGAGGTGGGCTTGCGCCGCTTCGGACCCGGGCAGGTGCAGTGAACGGCTCTCTTCTCCTCGCTCCCCACAACGACGACGAGACGCTCTTCGCCTCCTACCTATGCCTCATGCACAAGCCGCACGTCGTGGTCTGCCTGCGCTCGATGCGGATGGCCGACCCGAACTATCCCGGCGGGATGCCGATCGCCTACGAGATCCGCGAGCGCGAGACCCAGTGCGCGATGGAGGTGCTCGGCTGCACCTGGGAGCAGTGGATGATCTACGACAACTACCCGCTGAGCTGGGAGCGCGCGCTCGAGGAGCACATGCAGAACATCCGCCCCGTTCCCGAGCATGTCTTCGCGCCGGCGCCCGAGCTCGGCGGCCACGAGCAGCACAACACGGTCGGCGAGATGGCGCGGCGGATCTTCGGCGCGGGAAACGTCACCCACTACCTGACGTACACGGCCAAGGGTCGATCGACGAACGACACCCCGATCGAGTGTCCGGTCGGCTGGCTCGACATCAAGCGAACGGCGATGGCGTGCTACGCCTCGCAGGCAGCTCATCCGGCGACGCGCACGTGGTTCGAGCAGGACGATCTTCGCGAGTTCGCACTGTGAGTGTTCTCGGCCCAGACGGAACGCGCTGGCCGCCCGGGACCCTGCGTGCGCTCGAGCACGAGTCGATCCGCGGCTTCGTCTACCAGGCTGCTTGCGATGAGTACCTCTCTGGCCGAGTGCTCGACTGGGGCTGCGGCAAGAAGCCCTATCGCGAGATGATCGAGAAGGCAGGCGGCCACTACGAAGGCTACGACCTGGCCGAGTTTCCGGCCAACGTGTCGGGCGAGGACGTCGGCAGCGAGCTCTTCTGGGACGCGAACGCCTGGGACGCGATCCTCTGCACGCAGGTTGTCCAGTACGTGCCGTTCCCGGAGTTGATCGAGTTGCTCGCTGACTTCCGCGACCGTCTCTTCGACGATGGTCATCTCGTGATGACCTACCCGACGAACTGGCCCGAGGTCGAAGGCGCGGATCTCCATCGCTTCACGAAGGCGGGCATGGAGCGGATGCTCACTGAAGCCAGGTTCGAGATCCTCGAGCACGAGTGCCGCGGCATCGGTGCCGTCTCACTCTCCGGCGACGAGTTCGCCGTCGGCTACGGGGTGATCGCGCGCCGTGGCTAAGCCGCGAAACGAGATCACGAACGTCCCGCCACAGTGCCCGCGCTGTGGGAACAAGAGCTTCAAGCCCGGGACGCTTTACCGCTCGTTCAAGACGTTCCGCTCCGAGAAGCTCATCCTCGAGTGCACCGAGTGCGAGCTCAAGTTCGACGGCTCTGGCTGGTGGGACGAGGCGGGCGCGGAGTGGACGATGGCGGAGTCAGGCACGTGAAGAACGCCGTCATCGTCGTTCCCTACCGCGGCTCGAGCGCCTGGCGCGAGGCTGGCGAGACGCGCCGGCGCAACTGGGAGTACGCGCGCGCCTGGTGGTCGGAGCTCGGGCTGCCGATCTTCATCGGCGACTCGCCGGCGAACGCGCGCTTCGACGTCACGAAGGCGCGCAACGCCGCGCTCGCCTTGGCGACTCAGATGAACCCTGACTGGGACGTCGCGCTGATGACGGACGCCGATGCCGTGCTCGGTTCGCTGAACCAGGCCAAGGCCGCGCTCGGTGTCGCGTTCGCGACGCGCGGCTACGTCGCTGCGCACAGCGAGCTTCGCTACCTGAGTCCTCGGGGCGCTGCGTATGCCGAGCGCGGCTATGCGATCACGGAGGCCGCCGTCGAGATGACGATCGCCGAGACCTGGGAGACGGTTTTTGCCTTTCCGCGGGATCTGTGGGAGGAGATCGGCGGCTTTGACCCGCGCTTCAGCGGCTTCGGGCATCAGGTCGAGGCGTTCTTCCACGCTGCAACGACGCTGCGCGGCAACGACCGCATCACGGGTCCCTGCTACCACTTCTGGCATCCCTACAGCGCGGACTCGCCGCACCCTGCGCTCAAGGCGAACCGCGCGCTCGTCGAGCGCTATTGGGAAGCCGCCGACAACGAGGCCGCGATGCGCGAGCTGGTCTCCGAGTACGTGGTGGCCGTATGAAGCGCCTCCTTCGCAGCGCATGGCTTCGATCGCGGCCGCTTCTGTATGGGCCGCCAAACTGGCTCGTGGACAAGTTCGACTCCGAGGATCGGCGCATGTTCGGCTTCTGGACGATCATCCTGGCCGCAGTTGGAGCCGTGTTCTTCGGGCGTGAAGTGCTGTATGTGACCATCCTCAGCATCATCGCGTTGATCCCCAACTACGCGAGCGAGACGCCTGTGGAGACCGAGGACGAGGAATGACACTCTCGCTCGAGCAGGAGCTCGAAGGGCTGATCGAGAGCACGGACTACCAAGTGGTCGTGGCGCACGTGAGCGACAACTATCTGCGCCTGCGGATTTTGTACCTACCTCATCTCGTCGTGCGCGGCGAAGGTGCGTTCTCCTACGTCGCCACCGGACTCATCGGCGACAAGTCGTTCATGGGCCGCCGACGGTGGAAGAAGGCGCGCAAGTGGGTCAAGGAGCAGATCGCCGAGCATCGAGAACTGCTGGCGATGGGAGTCAAGGTCTGGTGACGGTGGTCATCGACATCGGCTGCGCGCGCTACGGCGGCGACTACTCGATCGAGAGACTCCTGGAGGAGTTCAAGCCGGTGACGATGCTGTACGGCTTCGACCCCAACGGAGAGATCGTCGCGTCGGCCCCAGAAGGCGCATCGCGTATCAGCCCTACCCGGTGGCAGATGCCCGATGGGGCCGGCGTGGCGCTCGAGCAGAAGGCGGCCTGGACCTACGACGGCGAGATCGGCTACCTGTCGGACGGTCTGAACTCGTGCCTGACCGAGCGCAACGACGTCACGCAGGTGGAGTGCTTCGACCTCGCGCGCTTCATCGTCGAGCGCTCGCAGCGTGCCGATCAGGCGGGCGGTCTCGACATCGTGCTCAAGATGGACGCTGAGGGATCTGAGTACGACCTGCTCGACCACCTGATCGCGGCGGGCGGCGACGCGCTGCTCAAGCTCGCCTGGGTCGAGTGGCACCCGAAGCGGATCGTGAACGCCGCGCAGCGGCGGAAGAACATCGAGGATCGGATCGCGTGCGAACTCGCGGAGTGGCGCTGGTGAGAGTCTCTGCGGTCATCGTCACCCGCGGCGACGTCAACCTCGACCGGATCATCGAGGGGCCGTGGCCGGAGCCGTTCACCGAGATCGTCGTCTGGGACAACTCCGTCGAGACGGACATGAAGGTCTACGGGCGCTACGCCGCAATCAAGAAGGCGAGCCATCCGGTGATCTACGTCCAGGACGACGACTGCATCCTCCCGCTCCAGTCGCTGCAGACGCTCGTCGATGCCTACGAGCCGGGGCGCCTGGTCGCGAACATGCCTCGCTCGCGCTGGGAGGGCTACCCGGATTCGTCGCTCCTCGGCTGGGGTGCCATCTTCGACGCGCACCTTCCGCGCGAGTCCTTCGGGAAGCTCCCGCATCTCTTCGTCAGGGAGGACGATCGCGAGTGGTTCCACCTCACCTGTGACGTCGCCTTCTCGGCGCTGAGTCGGCGAACGGTCATCGACGTGCCGTTCGTGCACCTGCCCTGGGCTGAAGGGCCTGACCGCATGTTCACGGGCCGCCCGACACACTCCGAAGAGCGCGAGCGGATGCTCGAGCTGTGCCGGTCCGTCCGCGGCGAAGACGATGACAGGAGGGACTGGTGATTCCCGAAGCAGCGACGATCGACATCCTCTACGTCGCGTTCAACCGGCTCGAGATGACGCGCGAGAGCTTCGGCGCGCTCCTGCGGAACACGCACTGGGATCACGTCGACACGCTGTACGTGGTCGACGACGCCTCGACGGACGGCACGAGCGAGTGGCTCTACGACCAGCAGATGCTGTGGAAGAGCGACAACGGCCCGCAAGCGGACTACGGGACGGACTTCATTCTCTCCGACCGCAAGCTCGGCGGACCGGTCGCTGCGATGAACTGGTACCTCGACGCGACGCGCGACCAGGAGCACCCGGACACCTTCGCGAAGATCGACAACGACTTCGTGGTCTGCCCGGGCTGGATGGATATCGCGCTGCGGCTGCATTACCTGGGATCGAACATCGACATCATCGGCTTCGAGCCCATGAGCGGGCGACCGCAGATGGTTCGCAAGGACAACCACGCCGAGTGGCGCTTGAACGAGGCCAATCACATCGGCGGAAAGGGCCTCATCCGCAAGCGCGCCTTCGAGCGCTCGGGCTGCCGCCCGCACCCGCACGGCAAGCACGGTTACCAGGGCTTCACCCAATGGCAGCGCAAGCACCCCGACGTCATCAAGGCCTGGATCAGCCCCGATCTGTGCTGCTTCGGCCTCGACCAGCTCCCCTTCGAGCCGTGGAACTCGCTGACGACGAGCTACGTGCAGAAGCGCTGGCAGCGCCGTTGGGGTCCATACGACTCGCTCGACACGACGTACTGGCAGTGGTGGCTCGATGAGGATGAATCGCGGATGGCCGCGTGAAGCTCGTCGCCTCCCTCGTCGTCCGCAATGAGCTTTCGCGTTACCTCGAGCCCTGCGTCGCCAGCCTGCTCGAATTCTGTGACGAGATTCGCGTGCTCGACGACTGCTCGGACGATGGCACCCTGGGTTGGCTGGGAAAGAAGTGGGTGAGTGAGCGGGTCTTCGTGGCGACGACGCAAGAGCGCTCGTTCTATGTTCACGAGGGCCGGATCCGTCAACAACTGCTCGAGTGGACGCTCAAAGCGGAGCCGACACACATACTCGCGATCGACGCCGACGAGTTCGTCGCTGACGGTCGGATGCTCCGCAAGGGCCTCACGAACCAGCCGCAGCAGGAGGTCTGGACACTCGGGATGCAGGAGATCTGGAAGGCCGACGAGAACGCGCTGTGGATCCGCTCGGACGGCGGTTGGCGCGCGCACGAGACGACGGCGCTCTACCGCGTGCCGCCCGAACTCCCGCACAGCTTCGCGATCGTCGACCGCGCGCTCGCCTGCGGCCGCGAACCCCAGTATGTGCGGCGCCAGTACCGGCAGGCTCTTCGGACCGGGACCGAAATCCTCCACTTCGGCTGGACGAACGTGTCCGAGCGGCGAGTGCGCTACGACCGCTACGTCGTCGCCGACGGTGGTCGCTTCCACGCATCAGCCCACCTGCAGAGCATCCTCTTCGAGGATCGCCGGGTGCGGCTACGCAAGCGCGAGTGGCCCGCTGAGCTCGCCGCCTACAAGGACGTACTCCTCGAGAAAGTGAGGCACGAACGATGGCAACCCGCGTAGTGCTCCTCGGCTGGAATGTCCATGTCGAGAAGGTCAAGCAGACGGTCAAGGGCGACAACGGCTTGCCGAAGGAGGAGGACGCCTACAAGCTCGTGTTCTCCGAGGTCGACACCGACAACACGATCGTCTTCATGCACGCCAAGCACGTCGCCGACTACCTCGTGCGCGAATACACCGGAGTGATCCTCCCGGGTCTGTGAACGAGTACGTCCCCGAACCCTGGGCCTTCGCGCTTATTGCGCTCGGCGCCTGGCGTCTGTGGCTTCTGGTCGCTGATGACGTCATCCTCGAGAAGCCCGTCGACATGCTGCTCCTGCGCATTCCCGCGCGCCATCGCGACTACTGGCGGAAGTTCCTCGAATGCCCGCGCTGTCTGGGTTTCTGGCTGTGCGGACTCGGCTATGCGATCTGGCTGAGCGTGCTCGGCGATTGGCCTGACACCCTCGGCGAGAGCATTGCGGCGATTGGTGTGTGGTTCGCGCTGAGCGGCGTCGTCGCGCTTCTCGGCTCGATCTGGGAGACCCTCACGGACGTGCAGGACTAGACGAACTGCCACGGCGCGCTCTATCGTCGGGACCCGTCGCGACATCGACGAAGGAGCCATCGTGTGCAACTGCGGGAAGAAGAAGGCCCAGACCCAACAGCCGCCAGCACCCCAGCCCGAATCGAAGTAGGCCTGAGTGCCGCTCTTCGGTAGGGGTAGACGTGCCTCTAGCCGCTCTCCTGCCGACGTAGAGATCGAGGTCCTGCAGGCGGCCGCGGCTGAGGTGCGGCTGAAGGACGGGCGGGACTACCGGCGCTCGCTGCCCGCGTGGCAGCGGCAGGCGCTCGAGTTCTACGACCTGCTCGGCGAGTCGTGGTACCCGGCGCAGTTCTACGCCAGGATGCTCTCGAGGGTTCGCCTGCATCCGGCGATCGAGCTCCCCAACGGCGAGTACGAGGAGATCGAGGACGAGCAGGCCCAGACCATCCTGAAGCGCATCCAGTACCGCCGCTGGGGCGGCACTTTCGGGCAACTCCAGGCGCTCGTTGGCGACGGCTATCTCGCCGTCTACCTGGACGACGATCAGAGCGAGCGCTGGGACTACTTCTCGCCCGCCGAGCTCACCGTGCAGGAGACGACGTACCTGCGGCGCATGGGCGACGGCGTGCCGGATCGCGAATACACGAAGGTCGGCTCGATCGGCGAGAACGGTCCCGGGGAGGGCGAGATGAAGGCCTGGCGCCTGTGGAACCGTCATCCGACGCACTCGGAGATGGCGGACGCGCCGATGAAGGCAGTCCTCGATCGCCTGTCCTACCTGATGCACCTGGACAAGGCCGCGCTCGCGGCGGCGCTCTCGAGGATCGCGGGCGCGGGCCTGTTCGTGGTCGACGAGCGGATCACGATCCCGCCGAGCGAGGCAGAGGCCGCCGACGATGATCTGCACGACGACCCCTTCATGCGGCGGCTCCTGAACTACATGGTGAAGCCGATCTCCACCCCGGGCTCCGCTGCGCAGCAGGCCCCGCTGGTCGCGCGCGTCGAGCCTCCCGAGGGCATGTCCGTGAAGGACATGACGGACTGGATTCGCTTCCACGACCCCAACCAGACGACCGACTGGGACTCGAAGGTCGAGAAGACGATCCAGCGCATCGCCATGTCGCTCGACATGCCGCCGGCCGAGCTGCTCGGACTCGAGAACGCGAACCAGTGGGTCGGCTGGCTGATCGGCGAGGACAAGTGGAAGGCCCACGGCGAGCCGGTCATCATCCGGCTCTGCGACGACGTGACGCGCGGCTACTACCGACCTGCGTGTATCGCCGCCAAGGTAGAGCGAGCGGAGGAGCTCGTCGTCTGGTTCGACCCCGCGCAGGTCGTCGTTCATCCCGACCACGGCAAGGCGGCCGAAGAGGTACACGATCGTGGCGCCCTATCGGACAAGGCCCTGCGCGCGGCCCACAACTTCTCCGAGAGCGCGGCGCCGTCGGCGGTAGAGCGAGAGGCCTGGGAGATCATCAAGATGAAGCAGCGGGATCGCCCGCAGGATCCCTCCGAGGCTGACGCCCGAGGAAGCGGCTCGCACGTCGAGCCGGGCGCGCCCGAGAACAACGGCAATCGCACGAACCAGCCTTCGCCGCAGGGCGACAATCAGCAGCTTCGGATTCTCGGCGCCGCCGAGATCACCTTCGACAAGCTCCGCGAGCGCGCCGGCACGTTCCTGTGGACGAAGCGGATGCAGTGCGAGGGCTGCTTCACCGGCATGGAGACGGTGCCGCGCGGCGAGCTCGCAGCGACGGCCGGCAAGAACATCGTGAGGATGCTCGACATTCATTCCGAGCTCGCGCTGATCGCCGGTGGCGCCGACCACTTCGCCGTGAAACTGCACAAGCAGTACGGCTACGACGAGGAACGCGCGCAAGTCATCGCGAAGGTCCTCGAGCGGCTGGCTGCGGAGTCGCTGTACGAGTCAGAGGCCTCGCTGCCAGAGGACTTCGTGGAGGTGCTCTAGTGCCCTGGTCTGTCGGAAAGCGCGGGAGCAAGTGGTGCGTCGTCAAGGACGACGATGGCAAGGTCGAGGGTTGTCACGATTCGAGCGCCGCTGCGATCAAGCAGCAGAGGGCGCTCTACGCGAGTGAGTCGATGGCCGCCAACGGGGATGGCCCCGATACGGCCGAGCTCGCGATGGTCGCGCTCTACCCGCGTCTGGAGGAGGCCGAAGCACTCGCCGTCGAGGGCGGTCTCGAGGTCGACGATCTGCACGTGACGCTCATCTTCCTCGGCGAGGTGGGAACCTTCGATGAGGAGGCGCTGCCCGAGGCCGTCGGCCGAGTAGCCATGTCACACAGCCCGCTCGAGGGAGTGGTTGGCGGCACCGGCTACTTCAGCGCGAACGAGGACGGCGTGCCCGTGATCCTGCTCCCCGACGTTCCCGGTCTGAGCCGCGTGCGCGAAGACATCGTGGGCGAGTTGCGCGCGCAGGGCATCGAGTCACCCTCCGAGCACGGATTCCTTCCACACATGACCCAGATCTACGTCGATTCCGTCGACGACGCTCCGCCTCGAGAGAACCCTCTCGGCCAGGCACTCCACTTCGATGCGGTCTCCGTCGTCATCGGCGACCGTCGCCAGGACTACCCTCTCGGAGGTGAAGAGATGAGCACCAACACCGTCACCGTCAAGATCATCCCGGACTTCAGCGAGTGGGATGCCGCGCTCGCGCAGCGAATCGACATCCTGCCGGGGACGGCTGCGAACGCGGCCGCGGGCGCCATGTGGGAGCTCGCTGCAGGCGCCGTCGCCGCCGTCGAGGCAGGGCAGCAGTGGGAGGGCATCCTCGCCTTCGAGGCCTACCCCTCCGACGGTGATGGCGGTCTCAAGCGCTACCTGATGACGCCTCTCGGGCATCGCGAGCTGCCGCTGTCTCTCATGGCGCAGTTCGTGAACGAGGAGGGCCACAAGAAGGCGGGGATCGCCGGCCGCATCGACACGATCGAGCGCATCCCCGCCTCGGAGTTCGCCCACGAGGGCTTCGATCTTCCAGACGACCTGCCCGAGGACGCTTTCGTGCACTTCGGGACTGGCGTCTTCGACACGGGAGAGGTTGGCGCCGAGGCTGCGCGGCTCGTCGAGGCGAAGATGCTGCGAGGCGTCTCCGTCGATCTTTCCGGGACGAAGTGGGTCCCGCTCGATGCCGAGACCTTCCAGGAGATCGAGCAGAACGAGATGGGCATGGAGCGGATGCTGCGCGGCGTGCTCGCTGGCGGGAAGAACTCGAAGATCGCCGGCGCCACGATCGTCGCGCATCCCTCGTTCGGCCATGCGCGCGTCGATCTCGTCGCCTGCGCGTTCGCATCGGCGGAGATCCGCCTGGTGCACGAGGAGGATCTCGTCGCCTGCGCCGCTGGCCCGATCGCGCCGCCCGCGGAGTGGTTCGCGAACCCGCAGTTCAAGCAGCAGACGCCGGTCACGGTCACGGGCGACGGGCGGGTCTCCGGCCACATCGCGACCTGGGACTGCCACATGGGCTACGAGAACATGTGCATGACGGCCAAGCCGTCCCGCGACGGCTACGCGCGCTTCCACACGGGGACGCTCATCACCGACGACGGCACTCCGGTGAAGATCGGCCGCATCTCGGTTGCGCCGCACGCGCCGAAGCGCATGTCGCCCGAGCAGGTCATGGCGTACTACTCGGACGCGAAGAAGGTCGCCGCGTTCGTCTGCCTGTACGAGGACCGCTTCGGGATCGCGTGCGCTGGCGTGACGCGCTCGGATGCGCCGCGCGAGCTCCTGCGCGACTTCCTCGCCAATCCGCCGTCGGGCGAGTGGCGCCGCGGGGAGTTGCTCGGGATCTCGTCGGTGCCTCTGCCGGGTCTCCCGGTGGTCGCTCCCGAGGCGTACTTCGTGGCGTCCGCCGACGGCGGTGATGTCACGCCCGAGATGCTGATCCTGCCGCCAGTCGAAGCGCCGGAGCCGACGGAGGACGAGATGGTCCTCGCGGCGGCGGCTGCCGGGGGCGCGGAGACGCTCCTCGGAGTCATCGCCGGCTGAGCGTTTCGTTCTGCATCCAGCACCACCCAGCGCGGGCGCATCTCACCTCGAGGATCCTCGAGCGCGTCGGTGGGGCTGAGCTCGTCACCGACCCCGATCCGGATGGCGAGCGCAGCCCCTTCCGCACCTACCAGGAGTGCCTGCGTCGCACGCCTGAAGGCGTAACGCATCGCTGCGTGGTCCAGGACGACGTGCTCTTCTGCGACAACTTCCGTGAGCGCGCAGAGGCGGCGATCGCAGAGCACCCGACGGCCCTCATGGCGTTCTTCGTCCCCGGGATCTCGTCCTGCGGAAGCCAGCGGGTCATGTACGCGCTGCAGAAGCGGGAGCCCTACGCGAACATCAGCGGAGCGACCACGATCCCGGTCGTCGCGCTGGCCTGGCCGGTCGAACAGATCCCACCATTCCTGCGCTATTGCTCGCTCCCGCGCTGGGCGAATCAGCGTGGCGACGACACCGTAGTCGGCTACTTCGTGAAGACGAATCGGCTGACAGTTCTGGCAACAGTGCCCTCGCTCGTCGAGCATCCTGACATCGAACCGAGCCTGGTCAGAGGCCAGAACTTCAACGGGAAGAGCCGCATTCGCAAGGCCGCGTATTTCGCTGGCTGACTTGCGCGACTGCGAGCGACGCGGATACAACCTTCCCTCGACGGCCGCGTAGGCAGCCGACCAAGCCGAGACCGTAGGGACCCGGCGCTGATGTTTTCGACCAGCGAAGGAGTCCCAGGATGCTTTTCCCACAGGTTCCCGAGGATCTCTCGGCCGTCGATCCCGACGAGCTGCGCGGACTCCTCGACACGTTCACGTCCACCGCCGCGAGCCTGATCGCCGACATGCGTCGGCCGGTCGAGGAGCGGCAGGTCGACATCGGAGACATGAGCGCCGCCGATCTTCTCGAGGCACTCAAGGCCGCCGCGACCGACCGCAAGCGGATCGAGGACCATCTCGCCGGACTCGCGGAGTCCGAGCAGAACTTCCTCACCGAACTCGCGTCCGTCGCTGGCGACCTCGGCGTTGTCGAGGCGAGCGCCGAGTTGGTCGCCGAGACCGAACCCGAGCCCGCTCCCGAGCCGGAGCCCGCTCCCGAGCCGAGCGAGCCGGAGCCGAGCGAGCCGGAGCCGGAGGCAGCCGCCGAGCCGGTGGCGGCCGCGCCCGCGCTCGCCGTCGCCGAGGCAACGCCGGAGCCGGAACCCGAGCCGGAGCCCGCTGCCGTCCGCAACCTCTCGATCCCGAGGGGACCGGCGGCGATGGAGCCGCGGCCGACGATGGCCGATGGCCAGCCCGCGCAACTCGTCGCGTCGGCGGGTCTCGGCCGCATCGCCCTCCGCGAGGGCCTCGTGCTGGATCGGCTCACGTTCTCCGAGGCCGTCCGCGACCTCGCGCGCGATCTCGGGCCGCCCAAGCACGTCCGGGGCGGAACCCGCGACTTCTACCCCGTCGCCAAGACCGAGTTCCGGTTCCCGGAGGAGTTCACGCTCGGCGTCGGCGGCGAGGCGGAACTCGACAAGATCCGCGCCGTCTCGTACCAGTTCCTCGGTCTGCCGGAGGGCGCGTCGATCGACGACGTGTTCCAGGCGGCCGGCGGAATCTGCGCCCCGCCCACGCCCTTCTACGACGTCCCGAGCTTCGCGTCGCGTGAGCGGCCGGTGCGCGGCGCGCTGCCGAGCTTCTTCGCGGCACGTGGCGGCGTCTCGCTCCCGTCGGTCTCGACGATCGACCGGGCAGACGAGGGCGTCACGGTCATCGAGGAGTCCGAGGACGCGCAGGGCGGAACCTTCTCCGCGAAGTCCTGCCGCCGCGTCGAGTGCGCGACGTGGACGGAGACGTTCGTCGGGATCATCTCGCACTGCCTCGAGGTCGGAACGCTCAACGCCCGGACGTGGCCCGAGGGCATCGCGCTCGAGGAGGACAACCAGATGGCGGCTCACGCCGGCATCGCGGAGGCACGCCTCCTCAACCGCATCAAGGCCCTCTCGATCCAGCCGTCCAGCTACGGCCAGCCCTACAACGGCGTGCACGGCTTCATCTACGCGCTCGCCAGGGCGAAGGCCGCGATCCGGAACCGCCTGCGGGCGGCTTCGGGGGCGACGTACACGGCCCTACTCCCCGAATGGGTCCAGGAGTTCCTGGTCGCCGACCTCGCCGCGCAGTCGCAGAACGACGATCGCTACGTCTCGCTCGCAGCGGTCCAGCGGTTCTTCGAGCAGCTCGGCGTGACGCCGGTCTGGTACAAGGACTCGCCCACCACGGGTCCCGTCCAGAACTTCACGGCCGAGGTCGGCGGCACCCCGCTCGACGACTTCCCGGACAACGTGCAGTGGGCGCTGTTCATCAACGGCACCTTCCTCCACCTCGACGGGGGCTCGCTCGAGCTCGGACTCGTCCGCGACTCGACGCTCAACCACCAGAACGACCACGAGCTGTTCGGGGAGTCGTTCGAGAACGTGGCCCGGGTTGGTCCGGAGCAGTCGGCTCTGTGGCTGACGAACGCAATCTGCCCGTCGGGCGTCTTCCCGCCGGCAGCGTCCGCGGCCCTGACCTGCTGAAGCGGTAGGTAGCGAGGAGGAGACCCGATGTTGAGCGATATGGCACAGCCAGTGCTCTTCATCGGGTCTCCGTTCGCTCGAACTGCCGAGCCCCACGACCAGAGGCCCTACCTCTAGGAGGACTGAACCTTGGCGAACGTTTGTCCGACTCCCATCTTCGCCTGTCTCGCCAGGGCCACCCGGCTCAATGCGACGACGGGCGCGGTCGTCGGCGGCGCTGATGGAGGCGCCGTTACCGACGGCATGGTCACGATCCAATTCACGCCCGACATCGAGGAGGGCACGGAGTCGATCCTCAAGAACGGCTGCGGTCGCATCCTCGCTCAGTCGAAGACGCCGGACCGGATGAAGCGCTGGAACATGGTCCTCACGATGGGCGAGTGGAACACGGCTTTCGTCGAGATCCTGACCGGGCACGAGCCAGTCCTCGACGGCGCCGATCTCGTCGGGATCATCGGCAAGGACGAGTTCGCCGACGACTTCGAGGAGTCGCTCGCCGCGCTCGAGATCTGGGCCGAGGCCTACGAGGGCGACGCGCCGGATTCGGCGCGGCCGTACTTCTACGGACTCATCACCGCGTCGACCTGGCGCATCGGCGACTTCACGCTCGGCGAGGAAGCCGCGACCATCCCGCTCAACGGCTTCTCGCGCACGAACTCCATGTGGGGCAACGGGCCTTACGACGACACCGGGATCGCGAATCAGGTCAGGACGTGGATGTTCGCGTCGACCGACACCGCCGGACCCACGGCGTCGTGCGGCTACATCTCCGTCACGGCTGGCAGCTAGGCCGAGGAGGCTGAGGAATGCCCGGCATCGCGGTCTCCGGACTGATTACCGCCACCAGTCCGCCTCCGCAGGAGCGGATGCACAGCCTGCTCACGGTTCCCGGGGTCAACCTCGGAGATCCGGGGGGCCGGTGGGAGATGGGCGTCAACATCTGGGGCTACCCGACCGCGGTGCCGGATCTGTGGGCGCCTTGCGCCGACGAGGGCACCATGCGGGAGAAGGAGTCCGACAGCGAGCAGCCGCAGGCTGGCTTCGAGGGCTTCGAGATGTACGTGCCCGTCTTCTGTTCAGCGCGCGGGAACGCCCGTGAGCTCGCCGAGCGCGCCCTGGCCGTCCTTCGAGCGACACAGGCATGGGGTGTCGAGAAGGCCTTGGCGCACGGGATCGTCGGGATGTCGAACAAGCATCTCGTCGATTCGGATCTGACATCGCTAGCCACGGGTGTCTCCGCGCGTGTCGGGATCAGCTACCTCGAGAAAGCGATCGCCGCGACTGGCCGCCAGGGTCTGATCCACATCACGCCGTCGGTCGCGGACGCGGCGGATGGTGCGCTCATGGAACCCAGCCAGGCGAGCGATCCGGTCTACACCCAGGCGGGCACGCCCGTCGCAATCGGCGCGGGCTACGTCGGTGCGGATCCCTCCATCGACCAGCCTGCCCTGTCGGCCCCAGGAGCGACGACCGACTGGATCTTCGCCACGGGTCCCGTCGAGGTGCGCATCGAGGACGATCCGCGGCAACTTCCCGAGGACATCGCCGAAGCACTCGATCGCACGAACAACGATCTCGTGTATCGCGCTGAGAAGACCGCCGTGGTCGGCTGGGACACGGCGCTGCAGGTCGGAGTCCTCGTCAATTGGGCGAGCTGACGATGATCGTTGGCGCGACTGCCAAGGCCCTATCTAGCGTAGGAGGCCGCTGATGCCCGTCTACCACTTCAGGCTCACGGACACGGAGACCGGAGAATTCCGGAACGTGTCCGTAGCGGCCGACTCCAAGGAAGAGGCCGAAGAGACCGTCATGCGTCAGGAGATGAAGAAGGTCAACTTCGAGGAGGACGCCGTGACGGTCAAGGACCTCGAAGAGCGCATGAAGTCCGGGACGCTCTCGGGTCGCGACAAGGCCCGCCTCCTCGCCCATCGGCAGGAGAAGCCATATTCGATCGCGAAGGCGAAGGAGGGCTAGACGATGCGCGGCTTGCACATGCAGACGAGCTTTCGCGAGCTCGTCAATCACGCCATCACGGTCGCGTTCTACGGCCTGACGATGGAGAAGATCGCCGAGCAGGTCGGAAACGACGTGAACTACCTGACCGGCACGGCCAAGCTCTCCCTGCACACGAACACGTATGCGCCGAACCGCGACACCGACGACTTCTTCAACGACGCGACGAACGAAGTCGCAGCGGGCAACGGCTACAACGCCGGCGGAGAGACGCTCGGCGGCAAGACCATCACCTATGACTCCGCCTCGGATCAGGTGCGCTGGGATGCCAACGACGTGACCTGGACGTTCACCGCCGGCAAGACCTGGCGGAACGGGGTCATGTATATCGACACGGCGGGCGCGTCCTCGACCGACCCGCTCTACGCGGTGCTCGTCTGGGATTCGGATCAGACGGTCTCGACGTCGTACACGTTGCAGTGGGACGCGGCCGGGATCCTCTTCATCGACACGACGTAGCAGCCATCTGCGATGGCGTCGCAGGGACCGAATTTCCCGTCCACCGCGACTGCAGTTGCCAGCGGAGACGCGAACGAAGTCACCTGGACGAACCCCGGGAACGTAGGGGCGGACGACGGCACTCAGGCTGAGGTCACGGCTGCCACGTTCGACTCGCCCGATCCGACCTTCTACCTGTATGCGCGTGGATTCGGCTTCACGATTCCTGCTGGTTCGACTATCGACGGAATCGTGGTCGAGATCGACCGACGCTCGATCACCGCGGGCGGAGGTATCGACCGCGAGCTTCGACTGTCGGACGCAAATGGAGCCTTGATCGGGGACTCCAAGCACGACGCTGTGACTGTGTGGCCGCAGCCCTCCACCATCAAGACCTACGGCGGGACGACGGACACCTGGAACACGGGCCTGTCGGCCGCGAACCTTCTGGCAATGGTGAACGATCCCGACTTCGGGGTCTACTTCCAGGCGCAGGCAAACATCGCGAACGCCGACATCGGCGTTGACTTCATCCGCATCACCGTCCATTACACCGAGACTGCGGTACCACCTACTCCTGGCGGTGGGATTGCGGGAGGCGCGGCACCAACCGCTCTGACGAGCCCGGCATCCAGCGGAGCCGCCGCCGCGGGCAGCACGCCCTCCCCACAGGCACTAGTTACCGCAAGCGGAGCCGCAGGCGCGGGCGTTGCGCCCGCAGCGATCGCGCTCGTAGCTATAGGTGGTGCGACGGCAGGCGGCGTAGCACCTACGGAATCGAGCGGTGTCTTCGAGACTCCGACCTTCGGAGGCGCGAGTGCAGGCGGCGTAGAGCCAAAGGCGATTGCCTCCGGGATTCACGGCGCGCTGTGGCCGCCGCCTCTTCTCGACAGCTTCACCGGAACTGACGGTGACATCGACGGGCGAGTTGCCGGCGACCGAATCTGGGAGTCGCCGGGCATCTCGGGATCGGCGGCCGCGCAGATTGGGACGAATCGCTTTGCCGGCAGCGCCGGCGCAAACCGCTCGGCTGCCCTCGTCGGCGAGCAGGGGGAGGGTCAGCAGGCGGCGGCGACGATCGTAGGCACTCCGACCTCGAACAATGTCTACATCTACCTGCGCGCGGGCTCGGGCGGGACGCTCCCGCTCGCGAGCCTGAGCGGCCATTACCGAGCTGTGCCGATCATCGGCGCGGGCGCGAGCGATGACGAGTTGCGGATCACTCGCAACATCGGCGGCTCCGATGTCGTCGTCCTGAACGCGACTGGCACGGGATTCGACTGGGCCGACGGAGACGCCTTCGGCATGTCGCTCGTCGAGGAGGGCGGGGCGACCATGGTGCGTGCCTACCGCAAGCCCTCCGGCGGATCGTGGGGGTTGATCGGGAGTTTCGCCGACACGACCGGCTCGAGGCCGATGGACGGCTTCGCGATTATCCGGCTGCAATTCACGGCGGTCTCACTCGACGACCTGCTATTCGCCTTCACGACGCAAGCTGCGAGTGCCTTTGGCACGAGCCCGAACCCGAGCGCCTCCGTCCCTGCTGGCGGCGCTGCCGCGCTCGGCACGAGTCCGAACCCGAGCGCTCCCGTCCCTGCTGGCGGCGCTGCCGCGCTCGGCACGAGCCCGAGTGTGCGCGTCGGGGTCACGCCGGGAGGAGCGACCGCTGGCGGCGTCGCGCCGACCGAGGGCGCTGTAACCGAGACGCCGGTGCCAGGCGGCGGGATCGCAGGCGGCACGAGCCCGACCGCCCGAGTCGCGGTCAGCCCCGGCGGAGCGCTCGCCGGCGGAACGGCTCCGAGCTCGCCGCTCATAGAGACGCCCACCCCGGGTGGTGCCATCGCAGGCGGAGCAGGACCAGCGGCGACCGCGACAAGTGGACAAGGTGGGACGACCGCTTCGTCCTTCACGGTCAGTCCGACCATCACGATCACGTCCGGTGGCGCGGTCTCCGGAGGCAATGCGCCCAGCGCGCCCATGCTCGAGACGCCCATATTCGGTGGGGCGATCGCAGGTGGCGCCGGGCCGGCGTCAGCAGCAGTGGCGAACCAAGGCGGCTCGCTGGCATCGGACTTCATTGCGACTGCGGGCGTCACGATCAGCCTCGGTGGAGCTACCACGGGTGGTCTCGAACCCTCAGCGCCGCTGACGGAGATCCCTATCCCTGGCGTGGCGATCGCCGGCGGATTCCCTCCGCTCGAGATCGGTCTCACTCGCTACGGCTCCGCACTGGGCGGCGATCGGTCTCGCGCGGGCGTGCGCGGTGGCGATTTCGCTCGAGGAGGCGCACGTGGAGGCGACCGAGCAAGGCAGTACGCTACTGGCGGCGACAGGAGGAGCTAATGGGGCAGTACCCCTACGGTCAGCAGGTCACGCTCTTTACCACGTTCCTCGACGAGAACGGATCACCGACTGATCCCACGACCGTCACCTTCAGAGTCGAGCGGCCGGACAACCTGATCGTCTCTTACGACTTCGGCACGGACCCGGAGATCACGAATCCGAGCACGGGCTACTACGAACTCGCCTACGACCCGCCGAGCGCTGGCCACTACGACTACGAGATCGTCGGCGCGGGCGCGCTCGAGGCGATCTTCCCAGGCTCCTTCGACGTCACGCCATCCGCACTTGCCGCAGCGCCGATCCCGACGCACGGCCCCTGCGAGCCGTGGATCGACGATCAGGACGTCGCCGAGTGCTGCGGGGCCGACGTCGGCAGCGATACGTGGCTCTTCCACGCCTCCGCGATCTCATCGTCGAATCTCCTCTGGCGGCTCTCAGGACGCCAGTATTCGGGCATCTGCCAGCGCACCGTGCGGCCGTGCAATGACCGCGAGTGCGGCTTCCAGACGCTGCCGAGTGGCTACGTCATCGACCACAACGCGCTCTGGCTCGGGCGCACGTGGTCGCCGGGGGTGTGCGGATGCGATCCGGTCTCGAAGATCGAACTCGCGAACTACCCCGTCATCGACATCGTGGAGGTCAAGATCGCGGGCGTGGCGATCGACCCAAGCGAGTACGAGCTCCGGCGCCACCAGTACCTCATCCGCAAGCGCGACGCCGACGGCAACCAGCAGTTCTGGCCCTCCTGTCAGATCCAGGACCTCGACGACACCGAGGAGGGCACCTTCTCGATCCGCTACCTGCACGGGATCAACCCGCCGCAGGAGGGGATCGACGCTGCCCGTCAGCTCGCGTGCGAGATCTACAAGTCGTGCCCGAACGCCGAGGCGCAGGCAGCAGCGGCGAACTGCGCTTTGCCGAAGAATGCGACCCGCGTGACCAAGCAGGGGATCACGATCGAGCTCGGCGCTCTGCGCTTCACCAAGAGCGAGGGCTGGAAGACCGGCATGAACCTCGTGGACGCCTTCCTCAACTCGGTGAACCCCTACGGCAAGCAGCGGCGCCCGGCGATCTGGTCGCCTGACGAACACCTGCCGGAGCCTGTCGCGTCGGTGGGTACCTAGATGTCCACGACGACACTTCAGAGCCTGACCGCCTACGCCGACGAGTTGGAGGCAGCCGCTGCGTCCGCGCTCGCGGACACCATCGGGGGGGCGATCGACCACTCGGGCCTCGTCGCCGGCTCTCCTTCGTTCGAGTGCGAGCGCCTCTCCGTCGAGGTGCGCACCCTCGGCGATGCCGCGCTGTCGTCTCTCTCGCCGCTCGGCGCCGGAAGCCGCCACATCGGCGGAGCCGTCGATCTCATCGGCTTCCGGATCACCGTGGTCCGCGACTGCGTGGCGACGATCGGCGAGAACGGCGAGTTTCCGACGATCGCCGAGGAGCGCGCCGACGCCATCCGGGTGCACGAGGACGTGTGGGCGATCTGGACACGCATCCGCACGCTCATCAACCGCGGCGAGATCTTCGGTGGGCGCTGCAAGAAGCTGTTTTTCGATGGAGCTCGGGCGCTGCCGATCGAGGGCGGTACCGCTGGCTGGGAGATCGACTTCCGCGTGAACATCCCGGGCTTCGCAAATGCCAGTTAGCGTCGCGCCATCCAGCTTCAGGATCGAGCAGGGCGGGTTCGATCGTGTCTTCAGAAGCCGAGGCGGCCCCGTCGGTGTCGACATTCAGGCACGAGCGCTGCGGGTGACTCGGCAGATGCAACAGAACGCCTCCGGTAGGCCAGGACCCCAGCAGCGGACGGGCAACCTCCACAGCGCAATCGCGTTCCTGCGCTTCGGTGTCGACGGCACGGGGGTCTTTGCTCACGTCGGCCTGAACAACCACCGCATGATCCGCCGTGGCTACAACTACGCGCTCATCCTCGAGGGCTTCTTCCCGCGCGGCGGAGCACCTCCCGACGGGCACTACCCGTTCATCGCGCGGTCGCTCGAGGCGGCGAAGAACTAGCCGGACTGCCGACGACCGTCGTATTCTCCGGCCACCTACCGGAAGGAGTTGCAGTGAGCAAGAACTTCGACGAGGAGGTGCGCGCGGAACGCTTGACGCGCGACAACACCTTCGTCATCGGGGGCGAGGAGTTCGCATTCAGGCTGGACTTCACCCCCGAGCAATTCTCGGAGCTCACCGCGGACTACGCGGCGATGCAGATCGAGACGATGAAGCCGGGCGAGGCGACGACGATCGTGGACGAGACGATCAAGGGCTTCCTGTACGACGACGAGAATCGCGAGCGTTGGGATGCTCTGCGCGCTCGAGCTGGCGGCGAAGAGGGCGTCGAGAACGCTGAAGACCTCGCCGTCACCGCCTACGACATGAGGCAGGTCATCCTCTTCCTCATCCAGGAGCAGACCGGCCGCCCTACGGAAGCGCCCTCCCGATCTGGGAACGGGCGCGAAAGCACTGGCCTGAGATCGACGGCGCCCTCCTCCTCGCAAGTGGTGGCCTCGGGGGGCTAGGGAAGTTGTCGATCCCGGAGATCGTGAACGTGACGGAGGCGTACTTCCGCGAGCACGCTTCGCCTGAACGTGTCGCAGAGCTCGAGAGGGTGCTCGCTTCTACGACGCCTCCCTCGACCTTCACGCCGCCGACCCCGAAGCGCCGGGAGCATCGTGGTAAGACTGTCGCCAACACCAATGCCCGCAACATCGCCATGTTGCGCGGCATGGTTCCGAAGGGCTAGCGCGTGGCGGATCCGATCGCTGAAGCGTTCGTCGCGATCCGACCGGATCTCAGTCAGTTCGAAGGCGATCTGCAGAGAGGGATCACCCGCGCCCTCCGCGGCGTCACCATCCCGTCATCTGCGCAGCAGAACCTCGGCACCCAACTCTTCGGGCCGGGGTTCTTCTCGCAGGTGTCGACCAGGACGACGCAGGCGGTCAGCGGCACGAAGATCCCGACGACGACACAAGCTGGACTCGCCCAGGCTCTCTTCGGCCCGGGCTTCCGCAACGAGACCGGCCGAGCGATTCAGGGCGCCCTGGTCGGTCTCGGAGGCGGGCAACTCGCCGCCCGCTTCGCCTTCTTCGGCGCCGGCGGAGCCGCGATCGCCGCGATCGCTAGCGGGTTCGTCGCTTCGGCGCAGGCCGCCGGCACATTCGAGCAGTCGCTCAATGTGCTGCAGGCGACGGCGGATGCGACCGACGAGCAACTCGAGCAGATGGCGGAACTGGCCCGTGATCTGGGCGCGGATCTGACCCTCCCGGCCGTTACGGCACAGAACGCCGCCGATGCGATGACCGAGCTCGCTCGAGCCGGGCTCGACGTGAACGAGGTCATGGGCGCCGCTCGCGGGACCTTGCAGCTAGCGACGGCGGCGAACACGGATGTGGCGACCGCGGCGCGGATCGTGGCAACGTCGCTCAACGCTTTCAACCTCGCCGGCGAAGAGGCCACCAGGGTCGCCGACCTCCTGGCGGCGGCTTCGATCAATGCCTCGGGCGATATGCAGGACTTCGCACTGGCAATCCAGCAGTCGGCGGCGGTCGCCGATCTCGCGGGCCTCACGATCGACCAGCTCGTCGGTGCGCTGACCCTGCTGGCAAACCGCGGCCTCATCGGATCGGACGCAGGCACCTCGCTCCGCACGGCACTCCTGCGGCTCATACCGACGACTCGCGAGGCGGCGCAGTTCATGGAGGTCCTCGGGATCCAGATCGACCGCACCCGCACGGTTGGGCAGCAGTTGCCGGACCTGCTCGATCAGTACCAGGCCTCTCTCGCCCGGCTCAACCCGACGCTCCGCCAGGCCGTGCTCGCGCAGATCGCCGGCCAAGACGCGGTGCGATCGCTCTCCTTCCTCATCGAGGGAGGCGGCGACGAGCTCGAGCGCTACATCGAACTGACGAGCCAGGGTGGAGAAGCCCAGCGGCTCACCGAGGCACGTACCGAGGGCTTCCTCGGAGCACTCCAAGGGCTGAACTCGCAGTTGCAGACGCTCTCCACCAATGTCGGCGGCCTCTTCATTCCCGTGCTGACGGAGGTGACGAGGGTCGTCACGGGACTCATCGCGCCGATCAACGAACTCTTCGAGGCGCTACGCAAGCTCGACGACCTCGACATCAGCGTCGACATCGACTTCCCCGATCCTCCGGACTGGCTGGACGCGCCGTTCTTCGACGTCGATGACGTCATTCCGAGCGATCTCGCGGCTCTCCTCCGAGACAGGCTCAACCCGATTCCCATCTCGATCCGGGCGACTGTGACCGCAGCGCGCGAGCTACGCGGCGCGCTCGAGGACCTCGGCTTCGTGGACGCTGCGAATGAGGCTGAGGACTTGGCCGAACGCGCCGAGCGTCTGAACGAGGAACTCTTCGCAGCCGGCACAACTCGCGCTCGGCGCATCCAGATTCAGACCGAACTGCGAGTGATCGCGCGCGAGCTCGATGATCTGAGCGCGACCGCAAAGCGGAGCGCCGATACCACCGCTGATGTGTTTACGACCGCCTTCGGACCACTCGCGGACGCTCTTCGGCCCCCGCTTCAGCAACTTGAGTCGCAACTCCAGGCTGCCGTCGATCCGAACGTTCTCGGCCGTCAGCTTCAGCGCGCGCTCGCTCTTCTCCAGCGTGGCGACATCTCCGACCAGGCCCGCGAAGCGGCCCGTGGTCTCGTCTCGAGCCTGATCGAGGAACTAGCCAGCCTCGGCCCGGAAGGCGAGCGTGTTCTCACGTCCCTCGGGGGCCGCCTGATGCAGGCGCTCGGAGATGGCATCACGGCAGAGGAGCAGGTGGCGATCAACGCTGCGCGGCGCGCTCTGGGGCAGGTCATACAGGAGGGCGAGCGACAGGTTCTGGAGGCCATCCGCTCGGCGCGCGGGAACCTCGAGTCTCTCGGCGAAGGCCTCGGCGACGACCTCGGCGAGATCATCGAGATCGGACCGATCGGCCAGGCCATCGACCGCATCGAGGAGGAACTCGACCGGCTGCAGGAGACCGTCACGCGCCGCCAGCTTCGTTTCGACTTCCGCGAGGCGAAGAGGGACCTGCGTGACGCGAAGGAAGCGATCATCCAGGTCGGCGAGCTCACCCCGGCCCAGAAGCGCGCGCAGCAGGAGTTCCTCGAGCCGTTCCAGGAGAAGGTCAAGGATGCCAAGTCGTCTCTCCGGGAGTTCGACCTCACCGAGCAGCAGGAGCAACTCGAGGCGACCCGTGACGCTGCCATCGACGCGGCCGACAAGGGCATACAGCGCCTGATCCTCAAGTTCGAGGAGGGCAAGCTGTCAGCCGGCGAGTTCGAGACCGCGCTTCGGCGCGAACTCGGGCCGGCCTTCGACATTCTCGGCTCGAAGGCGGCCTCGGCCCTGGATCCCTTCGTCGTCATCAACTTCCGGCGCGAGGTCGACGCGCTCATCGAGCAGGCCAAGGCGCTCTCGGCCTTCTTCCCGCTCGGAGGGAGCACGACGCCGGGCGCCACCGTCGTCAAGCCTGCTGAGACCCAGGCGCAGGTGAACCAGCGCATCGCCGAGTCGGCCGCGTCGCTCGCCCGGATCGAGGCCGACGCGAAGCGCCTTTCGGCGGAGGAGCAGGACAAGCAGCAAGCGGTGATCGGGATCCTGAAGCAGATCGCGAGGGCGCTCGGCGTCGGTGGCCCAGCCGGCGGTGGCAAGGCCTCCACGGTGCCGAGCAAGACCCCCACGATCCGAGGGGGTGACTGATGCCTCTTCTGCAGTGGGACACGACGATGACCATCATCTCGCCCTACGCGACGCTCTCGCTAAACACGGACATCGGTGGGGGCAGGAAGTACCTCGTCAACCATCGCAAGTCGGTTGGCCGCCGCCTCGTTCGTGCGCATACCGACAACGTTCCGCAAGGCGACGGCGAGATCTTCCACGAGCGCTATGCGACCGGGTACGAGATGCAGGTCTGCGTGCGGTTCATGGACGGCGAGAACCCCGCGTGCGACGCGGCGCTGTGCGAGATGCGCGATGACCTCTACGGAGTCCTCTGGTCGCTGCTTCGACCTCCCGACGACGGCGGCCGGATCACGTGGGACTCGTGGTGCGGATCTGACCGGATGCTCGACGCCGTGCGACTTCTGTCCATCGCGGATCCCGAGGAAGACGCTGAGGAGGGTGCGACGGAGATCACGTTCGTGCTCGACTCGCCGTTTCCGTATGCGATCTCGGCGGCCGAGACTGTCGTCGGCCTGTCAGGGTCGGCGACACTTCCGAACAACGGGAACGTCGAGTTCTACCCCGTGTTCAAGGTCAACGGGCCGTCTGGGGCATGGTCGATCGAGAACAACGCGACCGGCGAGCTCTACCTCTACGACGGGTCGCGTCCGGGCGCTCAGGCCATTCCGGGAGGCAGCTACGCCGAGATCGACATGTTCCGCGGAGGTCTCATCTACCTGAACGGCGACCAGAACAATCTGAAGCCTGGAGTCGACGTCGAGGCCTCCGACATCCTGACCGTGGCGGCCGGCGGCACGAGCTACACGATCAACGGCGCCAGCGCCACGGTCCTGATGCACGACGCATGGGCCTAGAGAGGAGTCGAGATGTCCCGAGGAGCAGTCCAGCCCGCAGTCGTGACGTTGAAGAAGCCGCTGCGCACGCAGCCGCAGCCAGTGATCCGCACAAGCGTCGTTCAGCGAGCGGCGATCACCCGGTACACGAGGCTCACGACCACGCCGAGTCCAGTCCGATGAGCACCCACTAGGAGGAGAGACCGATGTCGGATGTGCAGAGCAACATCAGCTTGGGCCGCGAGGTCGAGCTCTACAACCGGGTCGACAGCAGCGATCCCACCAACGCGGCGTTCATCATGCTGATCCTCGCGCTGTCCGGGATCGTCAGCGATTCGGCACTCAAGGAGTACGACACCGTTTCGGACCTGCTCGCCGGGGCGACGAACGAGGTGGCGAACTCCGGCTACGCGCGGAAGACGCTCACGGACGCCAATCTCAGCGCGTATGTGGTCGATGACGTCAACGATCGCATCGTCCTGACGCTCCCGCTGCAGACGTTCGCGACGATCGGCGTCGGCGACGTGTGGGGAAAGGTCTGCGTGGCCTACGACCCAGACACGACTGTGGGCACCGACACGACGCTCGTGCCGATCAGCTATCACGACTGCCTCGACGATGACGGGGAGAACATCATCCCCAACGGCCTCGACATCGACGTCGACCTCTCGAGCGCATGGATCATCGCCACGTAGGTCATGCCGCGCTTCTACAAGCCCCCGAACTGGCGGTTCGTCGTAACCGATCTCGACTCGATCGCGGTGACATTCCTCGATCGCATCGCGGCCAACCGGGTCATCGAGTACGACCTCAATACGCCGACCTCGATCGCGGGCGTCGTTCCCTCCACTACGCCGGAAGTGAACATCGCCCATACAGACGGCGACCCGTTCCTTGCGGAGGGAAACAGGCTCCTCTACGCCTTTCGCCGTGAGGGGCCTGTCGGCCAGCCGTGGGTGATCCGCGCCGCTGGAACGATCCTCGATGTCGATGATCGCGGCGCCGAGCTCTTCTCGAGTACGACGTTCGGGGCGCTCGACCCCTGGGGCTATCTCTACTCCCGCCAGTGCGTCGATAACCAGGGCGAGTTGCCCGGCGAGCTCGGTCTCCAGTTCTTCGCCACCGAGGTCGGGGAGATCGCGTTGCAGTTGCTCAAGAACACGATCGCCGCGGCAGGGTCTGTTCGCCTGGACGCAGGGACCGCGTGGGGGGGCACGCTGAGCTATGACGGGTTCATCGCGACCACGCCGGCGATCGACTACAACGTCCAGCGCGGCAAGACGGTCGGAGAGGTCTGGGAGGATCTGTGTGCCACGGGCTTGCTCGATCTCGAGATCGTTCCGATCTACGACATCGACGAGCGGCCCGGCTACCTCGGCGAGCTCAACGTCTACTCGCAGCCACCCGACACAGGACAGCCGCGCGGCGTAGCGCGACCCACTGCGATCTTCGCCTGGGACAAACCGCCCAGGACGCTCGCTGGGATAGGTCGTCAGATCCGCGGCAACGAGCGCGCCAACTGGATCCAGTTCTACACGCGCTACGGCCAACTCGCCGCTGGTCTACTCGAAGACACGGCTTCGATCACGAAGTACGGCCAGCAGGAGTACGTGCAGTTCTTCCCGGACCAGATCGAGAAGGATCGCGTCGAGTCATGGGCCTCCTCGCAACTCGCGATTCGCAAGCGCGGTCTGCGCTCGGTATCTCCGCTGCCCTCGCAGCAGCAGCCGCCGCTTCTCTGGGATGAGTTCTTCGTTGGCGATCTCGTGCCCGTGTATGCGTCCAATCGCATCCGCGAGGGGATCCCCGACTTCGATCAGCCCGACGTGTACCAGCGGGTCTACGGGATCACGATCAGCCTCGAGAACGCCGACGCGCTCGAGGTGATCTCCGACATTCGCGTGTCACAGGATGGAGCGCTGAGCGAGTGACCGCACGGCGCCGCCGACCCGAGCGCGTCTTTATGAAGAGCGCGGAGGCGATGTCGCAGGCGGATGACTTCCACCAGCGGATCCGCGCCCTCGAGGCCCTAGGCGGCGGCAATGCCGTCTACGCGATCGAGGTGTTCGAGGTCGATCGGGCGGTCGTGGCCGGAGACGAGGCCTTCGAGTGGGCCATCCCGGAGCATCTGGACGGCGCCGAGTTGGTCGCGATCGAGGCCTATGTCAACGACCCCTCGAGTTCGGGGTCGGTCCAGGTGCAGATCCACAACGAGACGCAGGGCCTCGACATGCTCTCGACCAAGGTGTCGATCGACGTAGGCGAGCTCGACTCCGCCAACGCGACCGTGCCTGTCGTCATCAACACCGCGAACTCTGTCGTCGCTCACAAAGACCACCTCCGCGTAGACGTCGATTCAGCGGGCGTTGGGGCGACTGGGCTCGGCCTCATCCTCACCTTCCTGCCGTCGGTGAGTCTCAGGCTGCTCGTGCAAGGTGCGCAAGGGCCTGCGGGCGGAGTGACGACCTGGACGGGCGGCTGGCAAGGCGGGACGACCTACAACGAGGGCGACGCGGTATCGAACAACGGCTCCAGCTACGTCTCCATCGTCAACCACATCTCCGGTGCGACGAGCGAGCCGGGGGTCGGCGCCAACTGGGAGGACTTCTGGCAGCTCCTCAGCGAGCACCAGACGAACTCCGCCGTGACTCTCGTCATCAACGGGAACGGACTCGTCATCGACGTCGGGGTCAAGGGTCACATCGAGGTCCCGTTCACGTGCGAGATATGGGAGGTCGTTCTTCTCGCGGACCAGATCGGCTCCGTGGTCGTCGACGTCTGGAAGGAAACGTATGCGAACTACCCGCCGATCAACGGCGACTCCATCACCGGGAGCTCGCCGCCGACTATCTCGAGCGCCCAGAAGTCCGTCGATTCCGTCCTAGCCGGATGGACGACCACCATCAACGCCGGCGACATTCTCGCGTTCCACGTCGACTCCTGTTCGCTCATCACGCGACTCACGGTTGCTTTGAAAGTCAGGAGGTAGGGAGATGCTCCGTTTCGTCGACTCCGCCGACCACTACTCCTCGCTCGCGGACAAATACAACTCGTCGCAGAACGCAACGGTCGAGGCGCGCGGTCGCACGGGTCCGAACGCGCTCAACCTCAATCAGTGGGGGTCGGCGTCGACCATCAACAAGATCCTCGATCTTCAACCGACGTGGATCGTCGGGATTGCGTTCCGGACGAATATCACGAGCAGCAACACGGCGACGCTTTTCAGGTTCACAGAGAACGCCGTCACAACTCACGTCTCACTCGACCTCACGACCGCTATGAAGCTGCGGCTCGTGCGCGGCGGCGTCCAACTCGGCTCCGACAGCGCGGTCACGATTGCGCTCAACACGTGGTACTACGTCGAGGTCAAGGTCACGATTCACGACTCCGCCGGCGTCGCCGGACTCAAGATAAACGGCGTCGATCAAGTCAACCTCACCGGCCAGGACACTCAGAATGGCGGGAGTGCGCAAGCCGACCTCATCACGTTTGGTGGGGCAGGTACCTCGGCGTTCGGGAATATCGACATCGACGACATCTATATGTGCGACGGCACCGGGTCGTCGCCAACGAACGACTATCTCGGAGACGTTCGCGTCGACGCGCTCGACCCGAACGGGAACGGGAACTCCTCGCAATTCACCGGATCGGACGGTAACTCGGTCGACAACTACGCGCTCGTGGACGAGTCTCCTCCGAACGGCGACACGGACTACGTTGAGTCAGCGACCGTGGGAAACAAGGACACGTATGCATACGAGAATCATCCGCTCTCCGCGGGAACCGTCTACGGCGTTCAGGTCAACGTGAACGCGCGCAAGACCGACGCCGGCACGAGGAAGATCGTTAGCGTCGCGAGGCTCTCTGGGACGGAGGTCGACTCCGCCGAGCATTCGCTCTCGAGCACGTATCAGTATTTCCGGGATATTCGCGAGACAAAGCCCGGAGGCGGGAGTTGGTCCATCGCGGACATCAACGGAGCGGAGTTCGGACAGAAAGTGAGTGCATAGATGGCGGATCTCAAGATCAGCGAGCTCGGCGCCGTCACTGACGTTCAGGACACGGACGAGTTCGTTCTAGCGCGAGCCGGCACGACGAAGAAGATCGACGGGGTAGACCTCCGGGCGGAAATGGGGGGAGGCGGCGGCCTGTTCGACGCATACGCGAAGCTCTCCGATCAGAAGACGACCGGGACAGGAGGAGGCTCCGCATCGGCGACTACCTGGAACGTCCGTACGTTGCAAACGGAGGACTCGGACGCCGATGGCATCGTCTCGCTCTCCTCGAATCAGTTCACCCTCCAGGCTGGGCGCTACCGCGTGTTCTGCCAAGCACCTGCGCACAACGTGGCCCAGCACAAGCTCCGCCTGCGCAACGTGACGGACAGCACCACGGTGCTCAACGGCATCTCGCTCTACAACACAGGGGTGTCCAACATCGCGACCTGCGTCGGGGAATTCACGATCGCGTCAGCGAAGGCCTTCGAGCTGCAGCACTACACCGCGGGCGCGCAGGCGGGGAATGGACTCGGGACGGAGGTGGGCGGCGGCGAGGTGGAGGTCTACGCCGTTGTCGAGATCTGGAGGTTCGCGTGAGCGCACCTACCCTCCCCGGTCTTTCGTAGGGCGGTAGCCCGTTGCCCGACTACCTCGTCCAAGAGGAGGACGGCTCATCGCGTCTCACGCTTGAGGAGGGCGGAGGGTCCCTCCTCCTCGAAGAGTCCGGGACCGAAGTCGCGTCCATCGGCGGGGCGACGGCCGGTGGGTTCTCACCACGAGCGGTGGCAACCTCTGGCGTCACCGGCGCAACTGCCGGCGGCCCGAGCCCGAAGGCGGTCGTTCCGGTATCCCCGGGCGGTGCAACTGCCGATGGCTTTGAGCCGAATGACTCACTCGACCCCCCGGCGCGAATCACTCAGAACGTCGTTGAGGTCGTCGCTCTCCCGACTACCCAGGCGGCTCGTGTAACTCAGAACGTCGTCGAGGTCATCCTGCTACCGGAAGGTCCGGCTCGTGTAACTCAGAACGTCGTCGAGGTAATCATCCGCAAGACGTATGAGGACGTGTTCCTCGCGGTGATCGACTGATATGGCAGATATCCGACAGTCGCCTCTCCTCGACGACTTCAACCGGCCGGACGAGGACCCGCTCTCGTTCGACGGCCGGTGGACGAATCACGAGACCCTCGGAGGCGTTATGAGGCTGGAGAGTGGCCGCGCCGAAGTTCATGCCGTCACCGGCGGATCGGTCGTCTCGTCGCTCTGGACGGGACAACGGCGCGAGGCGTTCTTTACCGGCGACCAAGAAGTGTGGGGTCACGTCACTGGTAGCCATGACATTACGGAGGGGATTCGGATGTTCCTGTGCGTTCAGCGACCGGGGGCAACGGGGATCGGACGGGGATACAACGGATACCTTGCGCGTTGGATCGACCCGATCGGTTCACCGGCATGGGAGCTACTGCGTGTTGACGAGTCCTCACTCTCATCGCTCGACAGTCTTCTTACGTCGTTCCCAACCGCCGATGGCTGGGTGCTCATGCGACGCAACGGTGACGATGTAGAGGTCTGGACGGCGAACGGCACCGGTGGGGCAACGTCGCCGCCTGGAGACCCCTGGACCCTGGTGCTGAGCGCAACCGACACCACGTACCGGTTCGGCTATGGCGGCATCGGAACCTCGCAAGACGACGATAACCCGGCGTGGGACGCATTCGGAGGCGGCGAGCTCCGCCGCACCCAGATCTACCGCTACGTGAGCAACTGAGTTGGCCGAACTGCTGCCTATGCTCTGCAAAGCGACACTGCGGCAGATGGGAGGAGCGTGAGTTGGAGAGCGGTTCAGATCCACTGCTTCAGTGGCTTTCAAGCGCCGGCTCGCTCGGGATCCTCGCGGCCGCGTGTGTCGCTTTCCTGCGCGGGTGGATCGTCTCGGGCGCCGCACACATGCGCGTCATCGCCGAGCGCGACCGGGCGATGGATCTCGTCTACAAGCAGGCCGAGATCGCTCAGAAGGCGCTCGAGGCGGCAGAACAGAGGCGGCAGAAGTGAGGTTCTTCGGACGGCGGAAGCGCGCTGAGTCGATGGAGCACCAGGAGGTCGTGAGGACGTTGCACGCCCACGAGAAGAAGCTGGCCGCTCACGAGAAGCGGCTGCAGCGCATCGAGCACTTGCGCCGCGAAGCCGACCTGCACCGGCCCTCGAACGGGATGGCCTGATGCTCGCCTTCCATCAGGTGTACGAGATTCCGTCCTGGGGCAGTTGGACGCTTATTGAGATCATCTGGCTCGCGACAGGCCTCATCGCTCTGATGTTTTCGCTCGCACGCATCCGCTCTCTCGTCTGGGACTATCAGGATGCCGTCGCCGTCGGCGAGGACGACCTTCGCCTGATCGCGCGGGCGCACCTACGACGCGAGGTAATCCGCATCGCGCAAGGTGTGGCGATCGTCGGCATCGGTCTTTACGTCGGGTTGCAGGAGCAGATGGTCCCGGGACCGGCCAGAGTGACAACGGGAGGCCTCGTCCTAACCGCTGGGCTGATCTGGATTGCAGCCGGCATCGCGCTGCAGAGTGCGCTCGACTGGCGGGCACGCAGCCAGGTGATCGACATACTCCGGAGCTCGCGCCATGCTTGACCCGAACCCGGAGGGCAAGCGCAGGCGTAGGACGAACGTTGTCACGATCGTCATCGTCGCGCTGTGGCTGATCGTTGCCGCCCTGCTGGGGTTGTCCGCCTGTCGCCAGCTCCAGACGGAGGGCGACGTCAACACGATCGAGCGGATCATCGAGACCGGCGTGTGCGCGGGCCTCGATCGCGAGGTGTGCATCGAGCAACTCGAGACACGCTTCGCCGACCTCATCGAGAAGGGCGAGCAGGGTGAGGTCGGAGTCCGAGGCCCCGTTGGCCCACCTGGACCACCTGGCCCTGCGGGTCCAAAGGGCGAACCAGGCGATCCCGGTGGCCCGCGAGGAGCTACCGGCCCAGCCGGCCCGCGTGGGCCACGAGGATTGCGAGGTCTCCGCGGCTTCGGTGGCGCTGTCGGACCAGCCGGTCAGCCCGGCTCAGCAGGACCCGTCGGCCCCGCAGGAGCACCAGGCGCGCGCGGTCCTGGCGGTCCCGCGGGACCTGCCGGTCCACCCGGCGAAGGACGCCCTGGTCCTCCGGGGCCTCCGGGGCCAGGTGGACCTCCTGGACCCCCCGGGGGTGGAGGGCCGCCCGGGCCGCCTGGAGGTGGAGGGCCGCCCGGAGGGGGAGGCCCGCCCGGACCCCCAGGACCCCCAGGCCCTCCGGGTCCACCGGGACAATCCATACCACCCGAGTTGATGCAAGCCATCGTCGACTACTTCTGCGCGAACATACTTCCGCCCGGCTTCTGTAAATGAGGAGGATCCGATGACTGACGCTGAACGAGCAAAGCGCGCAAAGCAACTTGCGCACGAGGCGCTCTTTCCCTATCGGCTTCGGCCGAACTCGCCTCGCTGGAACGAGTTTGACCGACTCATGGACGAGATCATCGTCGGCCAGCCTGATCCACCACCTCCGCCACCACCTCCGCCACCACCTCCGCCTCCGCCTCCGCCCCTGAAGTACGCGCCGCGCTCGTACAACACGAGCTCGAGCGGCGATGCACGCTTCTGCATGAGTTCTCAGTACGGCGTCGTTCCTCATGGCGCTGGGTTTCGCGACGCGATGGGCGTGACCTACGACATCGACGGCCGGGACCTTGGCGGCAGGACGAAGACGATCGTGCCTCAGTTGAAGCCATCGAACGAGATGGACGGCCGCGATCCGTGCGATCAGTACGTCGGGCCGACCGGAGCTACGATCGGCGGATCCGCTGGCTATCCCGCCCAGAGCTTCGAGCGCTGAGCTGATGGCACTCACGCTCTCTCAGTTCCCGTACACAGGCCCGCTCTACGGCCCCTCGCATCCAGAGGGGCCAACGCTGAACCGCAGTTCGGTGAAGGGGATCAAGCGGGCGATGATTCGCCTGCGCTACCTCGACACGGATCTCGGCGACGAGACGGACGACTTCGGCGGCGAGCTCGAGCGCGCGCTCAAGGTCTACCAGCGCGAGGTCGGCCTCTCAGGCACCGGCCAGTACGGCCGTGGAACGTGGACCGCGCTTCGCTACGAGAAGCTCACCGCGGGGCCGAACAAGGGCCAGTACGCAGTCGACGCGCTCGCCCGGGAGTACGTCCAGCAGGACGCGCTGCGCAAGTGCCATCCGCACGAGGCCGGCGTCGACTCGAGCATCTGCCAGGGTCTGCATCAGACCTCCGGCCTGCTCGGCAACTGGGCGATCGACTTCTGCGCCGATGGCGGGACGAAGGTCGTCGCTGTCGAGGCGGCGAAGATCACGAAGCTCTCGGGCCGCGACCCAGCGCTCGGCGAGCTTCCGAACTCGCCCGGCATCTTCGGCTGGTCGATCCACTACGAGACGCCTTCCGGGTACCGCTACTTCTCGACGCACTACGGCTGGCGGGCCAACCTGGCGATCGGCACGGCTGTCGACTGCGGCCAGGTGCTCGGGACGGTAGGCGACTGGCCGAACGATCCTCCGCGATCGCATACGCACCTCGGCGTCACCTCGCCGCTCGGTACGGCGGACGCGAAGAAGAGGATCACCGAGATCTCGAAGGCCCCGCGCGTCGTCGTCTAGCCGCGAAATCCTCCGTCCCGCGGGTCGGGCATCCTGGGTGGCACTTCCCATCGCCGCCGGATCTCACTGTGTCGACTCGCCGACCCGACACTTCGCCAAGCCCAGAGCTCGTTCGCCTCGTCCAGGAGGTCTACCCGCTCGTGGCTGGACGGCATCGGTCGCGCGTGGCTTCACTCGCCCTCGCGCACGGACTGCTGACGCTCTACGCGCAGCGCATGGGCCATCACGACGAGGACTGGCCGGACATGGCGCTGCGCGTGATGCTCGAGTATGAGCGCGAAGGCACCCCTTGACGAGCAACAACCTCCCGACCTGGCTGCTGGAAGTCAAGGTCGAGGGGATTGCGCTGAGCCGACGGGAGCGGCAGGTTCTGCGACTGCTCGCCCGTGGACTAACGATGGAAGAGGCGGCTGCGGAGCTGGGTATAGCTCGCGAGACGGTCAGGACGCAGGCCCGCTATGCACGGGCGAAGCTCCGAGCGCGGAACATCACACACGCGGTCGCGATCGCGATCTCTCTCGATCTCATCTAATCGTCCGACTCCGCGGCCAGTATCCAGGGGCTAGCTAGCGAAGGAGGGTCCTTGTCGGACTTCGAGATGTGGAGCCTGATCGTGGGCTTCGTGCTGCCGCCCGCTCTGGCGGTCATCCAGCAGAGCGGCTGGTCACAGCAGTTGAGGGCGATGGTGGCGTTTGTGGCTTGCGCTATCGCCGGAGCCGGCGTTGCCTACTTCCAGGGAGATCTCAATCTCGAGCGCTGGGTGGAGGCAGCACTCGTGGTGCTCGTGACCGCGGTCGCCACCTATCGCAACTTCTGGAAGCCCACCCAGATCGCGCCGGCGATCGAGTCGAAGACGAACCTTGGCGGGGACGGAGGAACGTAGTACGATCGACGAACCCAGATCCTCCCCAGTACGTACCGCAGTGAGAAACGGCCCCACCCCCTCGGGGCCGTTTCCCTTTCCAGCTTGACACAGACCAGTACGGGTGTAACATCCGTTCCATGAGTACGAATGAACAGCAGGTACCGATCATGCTCCGGGCTCGGCTGACCGAGACGGAGTGGGCCGAGATCCGCAAGCTGGCCATCGACGAGAAGGAGCACAACGCGGATCTCGTGGCCGATCTCATTCGCAGGGGCTTGGCCGCACGTAAGGCCGAAGCAGCCGCTGCCTGACCGAAAGGGACCCAGATGACGACTGGACTTCTCCTCACGTACCCCTTCTCCGACCGCGACGGCAAGGCCGCCGACATGGAAGAGGCCTGGGCGATCTGGCACGAGCGCGCTCTGCGCGAGCTGCGGTTCCGCGCGAGCCTCGACCAGGACGACATGCTCGAGCTTCGGGAGGTCACGCTCACCGAGCGGGTGGCTGCACGAGATGCTGGCGATGTCTGCCACGTCTGCGGGGAACTCGTGACCTGGGTCGACCACCTGCCCCCGCGTGATCCCTTCGGCGCCGTGCGCTGCTTCAAGAACGTGCGCACGCTGCAGCCGACGCAGATCGAAGTCATCGACATCCTCGGGAGGCAGGTCTGATGAGCCAGGCACCAGCAGTCCGCGAGATGCCGGATCAGGCTGCTCCGGCGCTCCGTACCGAGAACACGCTCTCCAACGAGCAGATCCGCTACATCGCGAACACGGAGATCGTGCCGAAGCACCTGCGCGGCAAGCCCGACGCGATGATCGCGGTCATCCTCAAGGGCCGCGCGCTCGGCCTCGACGACATCCATTCGCTGACGGCCGTCAACTTCATCGAGGGCAAGCCGACGCTCGCCGCCGAGACGATGGTCACGCTCGTGCGCCGACGCGGCCACTCGATCATGTGGGACGCGAAGACCGGCGAGTCGTGCACGGTGACTGGCAAGCGCTCCGACACCGGGGACGAGGGTTCCGTCACGTGGACGATGAAGATGGCCAAGGACGCGGGCCTGATCGGCAAGGACAACTGGCGCCGCTACCCCGACACAATGCTCTTCTGGCGTGCGGTGTCGCAGCTTTGCCGGATGCTCTTCGCCGACGTCCTCATGGGCGCCTCGTACACCGAGGACGAGGCCCAGGAGGCAGCCGAGCGCGGCCGCGTCACTGAGGCGGTCTCCGGGCTTCCCGCGGTCGAGGAAGCGCACATCCGCCAGGAGCCGGTCGCCGGCCCCAGCGAGGCGCAGCTCAACCGCCTTGCTCGGCTCGAGGAGCGCTCGGGCGATGCCTACAAGGTCGTGCTGCGCGGCGTGTTCGGGGTCGAGATGTCCTCGCAACTCGACGCGAGCGCGGCAACCCAGTACGAGGCGATGCTGACGCAGGCATTGCCTCCAGAGGACTCGGCAGAGGGTCCACACGAGGGCACGCCCTCGGACGAGGACGAGCGTGGAGGCTCCTCACCTGACGGCGATGAGAAGAGCGACTCGTCCCCCTCTGCCGAGCTACCCGACGAACCCGCGCCGGAGGTCGACGAGGTGGTCAACGGCGAGATCGTCGAAGAGACGGACGAGCGCCTCATCGAGATCGCTGGCGAGACCGAGATCCCGATCGGCAGCTACCGCGGCAAGACGCTCGCCGAGATCCACGACGGCTGGATCAAGTACGGCCTCGAGAACACCGGGAAGCTCCCGGATGCGTTCGTCGAGGCCCTCGAGCTTTGGGCGCGCGAGCGCAAGCCCGAGATCTGGCAGCAGGTGCGCGGATGAGCACCTACCGGAAGAAGCCGGTCAAGGTCGAGGCGGTCCAGCTTCGCGGCGGTTACACCCAGGAGATCAAGGACTTCATGGGCGAGCACCCGCATGAATGGGACGGCGCGGTGGGCCTGAAGATCCCGACGCTCGAGGGCGTCATGGTCGCCTCGCAGTACGACTGGATCATCCGCGGTGTGGAGGGAGAACTCTACCCCTGCAAGCCCGGCATCTTCGGAGCGACCTACGAGGAGGTCCTCGAGTTCGACGCCGAAGAGCAGACGGCCGAGTGCGAGCCGCACCTCGGGTGCGCGACGACGGCGCAGATGCTCCACGAGTTGACTGTGCGCGCGGAGATCGGCGGCTACGCCAACTACCGCACCGTGGATGGTCACGACGCACTCGAGAAGCCGGTCGACCTGCAGCCATGAGCGACACCGCCGAACGTCTCCGAGGCGCGACGCGCTGGTCGATGGCGTCGCGCTGCGCCCGGCAGGCGAGCTACGGCCTGCTCGGCGTCGAGCCGACTCCGCCGACTGCCCGGGAGTCCGGGCGCATGGCTCGAGGTCGCGACGCTGGTCAGTATTTCGCTCGCCAGATGGCCGCGAAGCACGGCGCCGAGAACGTCATCCCCGAGATGGGGATCCCGTGGCCCGCGCCTCCGGCCCTGCCCATCGGCGAGCTTCACATCGACGTCGGCCTCATCAAGGACCGGATCGCGATCGAAGCGAAGAACTCGATCTACGTCGACTCCATGTACGACTCGGCGGTCATCCAGCTCGCCGGCGCGCTGCACTTCGGGCGCGAGCACTTCGACTCCGGTCTCGTCGTCTTCCTCGACCGCGACTACCAGATCACGCACGAGTTCCCGGTCTTCCTGACGGACGAGCTCGTCGAGAGCGTCGAGACGATCGCCGCGGCCGTGATCGAGGCCGGGAAGAACGGCACGATCCCCGAGCGCGTCTGCAGCACTCCCGCGGATGGCAAGGGACGCTTCTGCCCGTTCATCGAGCACTGCTTCGAGGGCTGGGTGCCGCCGGATCCCGATGAGCGCGCCGACCTCTCGCAACTCGCGTCCGAGGGCTGGCTGATCCAGCGCGATCTGAAGGCCGCGCGCGGCAGCGAGAAGGAGTTGCAAGAGCGCTGGGACGAGTGGAAGGAGCGCATGGCGGCCGCGACCGAGGGGACGCCGCCCGGCGTCGAACTCCTGGCTGGCCCGGTGAAGATCAAGCGCATCGACGTCAAGGGCCGCGAGACCTTCTCGCTGGCCAAGGCGCGCACCGCTGGCGTCTGGGGTCCCGGCGACGAAGAGCGCTTCGGCCCCTTCACGAAGATCGGCGAGCCGTCTGTGCGCTTCGACCTCATGCGCACCGAAGCGGGCGGAGATCTCGACATCGACTACGGCGAGGAGGCTCCGTTCTGATGCCCAACGAGAAGCGCTACGTGATCGTGCAGGCGTCCAGCATCGAAGAGTTCGCCATGCCATCTCCGCCGACAGCGAGCAGCGACCACGATCCGCGTGCGCGGCTGAACGTCAGTGCGATCCGCGAGATCGCGAAGGCCGACGTCGTGATCGCGATGGACCCGTCGGGCGCCGCCATCGTCGTCTTCGATTCCGACCTCGAGGACGATCAGCAAGGCGCCTTCGTGACGACGATTTACTCGCAGCCGGTGCAGTGGGCATGAGCATCGTCGAGAGAGGGCAGGCGGAGATCGAGCAGCGCGAGCGCGAAGCTCAGGCCCGTAGGGAGCGCTGGTACGACGAGAACCGCCGACACACGATCTCGAGGTTCCGGCAGGACTTCTACAGGCATCTCTACATCCGCAATCCGGACAAACGCGCCTGGTCGCGCGTGATCCCCGGCCCGGACATGCCCGAAGTGACCGACTGGGATACCACTGGCCCTGGCGATACACGCGCGCCTTCCACCTTCATCTGCGAGGGCATCCGCTACGCCTGCCGCTGGGAATACAGGGGAGGCTCGGACCGCGCGGACTGGGATGACGGCTGGTGGCCCCAGTGGTTCGTTGTCGTCGAGCGGCCCAGGTTCTTCGGGCTGCTGCGTCGGCGCGAAGAGATCCAGGTGCACGGCCCTGCGCAGGTAGCGGAAGCGCTGGCATGAGGATCATCACCCTCAAGGCCGAGAACGTGAAGCGGCTGAAGGCGGTCGAGATCTCACCCGACGGCGACGTCGTGGTCATCGCCGGCCGCAACGCACAGGGCAAGACAAGCGTGCTCGACGCGATCTGGATGGCGCTGGCAGGCGCCGCCGGAGCGAAGGAGACGAGCCGCCCGATCAGGGACGGCGAGAAACAGGCGAGCGTAGTGCTCGACCTCGGCGATCTCGTCGTCACCCGGAAGTGGACGGATGCGGGCACTTCGCTCGCCGTAGCTGCTGCTGATGGCGCGAAGTACCCCTCCCCGCAGTCCGTCCTCGATGGTCTGATCGGGCGGCTCACCTTCGACCCGCTCGCGTTCGCAGAGGCCTCGCAGAAGGACCAGCTTGCCACGCTGCTCTCGGTGGTCGAACTCCCCTTCGACCCGGCGAAGCTCGCGATGGAGCGGCAGGGCATCTTCGACCAGCGCACGGACGTGAACCGCGAGATCAAGCGGCTCGAGGGGGCAATCGGCGAGATCCCCGACTACCCCGATGGCACGCCGGATGAAGAGGTCTCGGTCGCCGACATCGCCGAGGAACTCGCCCTAGCCGAGCGCCTGTCAGCGCAGTACGAGGCCATGAACGCGCAGCTTCAGCGCGACCAGGCACGTCTGCGGGAGATCGAAGAGGAGGCGCGGGTCCTTCGTGCTGCGATCGCATCGGGCAAGTCCGAACTCGAGAGGTACTCCATGCCGGATGCCGATGCGCTGCGCGAGCGCATGGCAAGCGCCGAGTCGGTCAACGCGCACGTGCGAGCACAGGCGGAGACTCGTCGGCTCGTGGGCCAGCGCGGAACGATGCTGACGGAATCCGAGCGGCTCACCGCCAGGCTCGCTGAGATCGACCGCGGGAAGGCCGACGCTCTCGCCAAGGCGAAGATGCCGCTCGAGGGCCTCTCCTTCGACGACGAGGGCGTGCTCTTCAACGGCGTGCCCTTCTCGCAGGTCTCGGACTCGGAGAAGCTTCGCGCGTCGATGGCGATCGCGATGGCGCTCAACCCGAAGATCCGGGTCCTGCGGATCACGGACGGGTCGCTGCTCGACTCCGAGAACATGCGCCTCATCTCGGAGATGGCCGGCGAGCACGACTTCCAGGTCTGGATCGAGCGCGTCGACGAGTCGGGAGAGGTCGGCGTGACGATCGAGGATGGGGCAGTAGCATGAAAGGGGGTGAGCACAGGGCACGGCGGCCTTATCGCCACGAGGCTGAACGGTGGGTTCCCGTACCGGACTCGCAATTGAGCGTAGGTCTGACGGGACGCGAGGGTAGGCCGGCCATAGCGATGACCGCCCCCGGTTCCGTGTCCTGTGCTGACTCCTGATGCGGAGGCTGCTCGGACGCTGGCTCTGCCGCCTTGGTCGTCACGACTGGCGCTACTACATCGGCCACGATTTCGGCGCTGGGCTGAGCACCGCTGTGGTCGCGCGCTGTCGTCGACGTTGCGGCATCCCTGACGAACTCATCGAGGTCGTGCGTGGCTGACAATGCTGACCCAGCGTGACTACCTCGAGATCGAACTGCAGGGCCTGGAACGACGTCTCGCTGACGTTACGGCCCCAGGCCGTCAAGTCGCACCGACCGAAGAAGGCCGGGCCTATCGCGAGAAGCTCGAAGACGACATCGCCGAGCTCCGGGAGCGACTGGCGTCCGAGGGGGGTTAGATACTCACGTCACTTCAGATAGCAGCCCTCGTCACGGTCATCGTGGTGGTCTCGGCTCTCTGGTTGTGCGTGTACCTCAAGGCCTCCGCGATGACGGAGCAAGCCCGCGCTCGTTTGGCAAGCGCGGAGGACCTGTCATCGGACAAGGAGAAGGGATCATCTTTCGTGTTTTCGCAGGAGTCGTCATAGCCGCCGCGGCCGCCATCGCTTTCGTAGGCTTCACGGGCTCGGGGGCCGCCGTGGGCGAGCACCCCTTTCGTGCTCAGGCCGTAACGGACCCCAGCGCGGTTGCAGCCGCGAAGTCGAGAGGGACTGTGCGGCGGTGCCCCGATGCCCGTGGGGGATTGCGCTTCTATCGCGTGCGCTACTCGCACCACCGCGGGGTGCGTGGCCTAGATACGCCCTGGCCGGCGGGTCGCAAGCCTCGCAACTGCGCGGACGCTCGGTACCTGTCAAGCGACGTGTGGCCTGGCCGCGCGTACAAGGAGCGGTTGAGAACGCAGAAGTGGCTTCAGTTCCAACTGCCGGACGTGGCCTCCTGGCTCGTGGCTGTGCGAATCGTGCAGCGCTTCTTCCCAGGCACCGAGCGATGGATGCTCTCGTGCTCAGACGCCGAGGGCTACAACAAGGGCGACCCTACGCGCTGGGTCACTTACGGGGGCGATCCCTTTTCGATGGCCGCCTGGTTCGCCGACGAGGTAGGGGGTCCTCCGCAGTACCGGCCAAGCACGTTCCAGGGCCACTACCGCAACGGTCTCGACTACATCGAGGCCCGTGGCTATCGCGCTCCAGACCACCTACGCGACCACTCGACGACGACCGCCTGGCGCTCGATGTTGGCACAGGCGATCGCGATGGGCTGGGCGAGGTTCACCGGCAACGACAACTCCCACTGGTCCGCGAGTTGGGGCAACGGCTGCTGATGAATTACGGGCGAGGAGAGGTCATCCGAAAGCGCTGGCCTCTCCTCGCCATCCTGCTCGCGAACGCACTCGCGGCGATCACGCTCTTCTGGGCGGGCATGTGGGCCGCGGAGACGAACCGCTACGACGGATGTCAGTACGTCGATGTCGGGGCTCCGTCGTTCTGGGCGTGCCCCGCAGAGAGGTCTAGGCCAGCACCGCCGACCTCCGAGCAAACGTGAGCGCTCCGGAGCCTCCATCTCGAGTCGTGGTTTGCACCCGCTGCGGCGAGGATGTGGAGGTCTTCGGGGCGCTCTCCCTCATACGGCATCCCTACGTGTGCGTGGCCTGCCTGGATCCGAGGCACAAGTCGACTCAGAGCCTGGAGGAATAGTGTTGATGCGCTTTATCGACAAGGTGCTCGGCGTGTCGGAGCCTCCACCGGAGGGCAAGACCATTGCGCAACTGCCAGTGGCAACCTCGCTGCGTCCCGATGACGTGATCCCGGTCATGCAGGGCGGAGTCACGAAGCAGATCACGGTTGCTCAGTTGCGGGAGGCGATGCGTGAATGAGCGACCAACTCTCCCTCGTCGGCCCGTCGACACCGCCGGACCTGAAGCTCACGAAGAGGCAGCGCTTCTCCCTCGAGTTCATCGCGCACCGGCCGCCCTCGAGCGAGGAGCTCGGCGCTGCCCTGCACGAGTACCGGATGCAGGGAGGCGGCCGCGGCCACCGGGCGGAGAACCGCTGCGACTGGTGCCAGGCCGAGGGCGCGCACATGGGCAACCGCCTGCGCCAGCTCAAGCTCGTGCGCTTCGCGCGCGGACTGGGCGTGTGGTACCTCGCTGAGAGCGGCAAGCCGAAGGCCGTCAGCGGCTCCCAGTCGGACGACATCCCCTTCTAGGTGCCTGTGGCCCCGCTCCACCCCCGAGTCCTTGACACCCGTTTTATAAAACGAAAGACTGGCATTCTCGTTGCCACGTGTCAGTCCGTATCTCGCTCTTCAGATCGTCCCTCGTTTTCGTGAGATCCGTGGCACTCGCAGACTCCTTGCGATGAACGAGCTCACGCAGATCCGCGACTACCCGAAAGGAATTCCCGTGGCGACCCTCTCACAGATCGAGCATGGCCATCGCATTCCGCGCCCAGAGGAGATGGACCGCCTCGAGCGCGCCTATGGCCATCGCGATCGCTGGTACGCGGTCGAGTTGCGGATCGTCGGATGAGCGGCTACGCAGACCTGCGCGAGCTCGGCGTCGCGTTCGTGCCGCCCGATGGCCCGATGCCTCCGGCGCTCAACCGCGTCCCCCAGTTCAGCGCGTCGTGGTCGCAGACCGTCGAGCTTCTCGCTCGCGAGCTTCGACACCTGGACGCAAAGGGAATCTCGATCGAGCTCGACATGGAGGCGCGCATGTTCCGGCAGGACGGCCTGCCGCGCTCGGACGCGCGCTCGCGCTCCGACGCCGTGCGGATCTCCTTCACCTCGCGCTTCGGGCCGCTGCGCTACGAGACGGGGGAGTTCCGGGCCAGCCCGTACTACCGCTCGTCGCTGGCGGGCTGGCAGAACAACCTGCGCGCGATCGCGCTCTCGCTCGAGGCGTTGCGCAAGGTCGACCGCTATGGCGTGTCCAAGCGCGGCGAGCAGTACCGCGGCTGGCGGGCGCTGCCTACTGGCACGGACCCGGCCGACGCGATCGCGACACCGGAGATCGCGCGTGCGTTCCTGGCGCAGTGGGGAGGCGACTGGAAGACCGCCGTGAAGGCTACGCACCCCGACGCCGGCGGCGATCCGACCGAGTACCGCAAGGTCATTCGGGCCAAGGAGCTCGTCGGCGCCTGATGTACGCGGGCATCGACTACGACACGAACACGGTGCACGTCGTGCTGCTACCCGAGGAGGAGCCGCCGCGCTACCTGCCCTTCGTGATGCATGGCCATGATTCTTTCGAGCGCGCGCGCGCGGTGCGAGAAGTGATGCCTCCGCGCGGCTGGTGGGACGATGAGGGTGTGATCGCGATCGGTATCGAGGACCCGATGCAGAAAGGACCCGCGAGTCGCACCTTCCTGCCGAAGCTCAAGATGATCCAGGGTGCCATCCTGGCCTGCCTGCCGCCCGGCACCCTGGTTCAACCCTTCGTAGCGACGTCGTGGCGGAAGGAGGTCGGCCTCTCTGGGCGCGCGACGAAGGAGGACATCGCCGACTTCGTGTACGACGCTCAGAACCAGGGCGATGCGCGCGAGGGCGACGTTCTCGAGCTTGACACGCGCGCCTTCTGGGACGCGCAGTGGCCGCAGGACGCCTGCGATGCGTACTGCCTCGCGCTCTGCGTCGAGAAGCTGACCGAGCCGATGGCAGCCTGATGCCACAGCCCGGTCTTCGCGGGAACCGCGCGCGGAACTACCGCAAGGTGAAGCGGCTGCGCGACAAGGGCTACTACCACCGGGAGATCGCGTACCTCACGGGCCTCTCACGTTCCTATGTCGCCTGCCTTCTCAGCGATCCCGATGGCAGGGCCGATCGTGTCCGCAAGGCGAGCTACGCGGGTACGTGCGGTCGCTGCGGAGGTCCCACCGATGGCAGCAACGGGCGCGCGCAAGCGCCGGACTACTGCGCTACGTGCCATCCAATCGTCATGCGCAAGTGGACACGCGAGCGCGTGGTCGAGGCTGTCCGAGAATGGGCGCGGCGCCGTGGACGTGCTCCTACCGCGAATGAGTGGATCGCCAGGGTGGTCGATCCCGACGGCTACGAGTTCCCGCCTCGCACCGCGGTGTACGACTCCGGCAATCACTACCTGCGACCGAACTTCGACTCGTGGGCGGACGCGATCGAGGCGGCTGGATTCCCGCACCCGGGATCGAGCCGCAACTACATCGACAAGGACGAATGGAGGGTGGAGAACATGGGTGACGTGAAGCTCACCAGGCAGTACGTCGTCTTCAAGGTTGGAGAAGACGGCGAGCTCGAGGTCCTCGACCAGCACGTCGAGGCCTCGACGCTCAACGGCGCCGTCGAATCTGTGGCGGTCTCCGGTCACGCGAAGTACGCGGCCATTCCGCGATCGCAGGTCATCGAGTTCAGCGCTCAGCCGAGGTTCGTCGCCTCGAGAAACGGGAGGGATGATGGTTAGGCCACGCAGTAGACGCAGGGTGCAGATGTCCCTGTACGAGTCGGACGTCACCGAGCACCACCCCGATCTCGTAAAGGCACTCAACCATCGGCAGGCGATGTCCGAAGCGCTGTCGACGGCGAAGCAGAACTACGACACCGCGCACAAGGCGTGCGAGCCGCTCATCGCGAAGCTCGAGCTGGGCGAGGACGCCGCGGTGCGGGTGGGCGACTTCGTGATCTCGCAGAAGCTCGGCAAGTCCGCGCACGTGGAGTTCGAGCGGAAGTCGTCACTGCGCACGAGGATCCGCAAGCTCGATGAGTGACGCGATCCTCCGGATCTACAACCCCGAGGAGTGCCAACTCACGGGGTACCCGGCGGCGTGGGACCACGACTCGTTCATCGGGGCCGATCGCTTCCCGGCGATCAAGCACTACGTGCGGATGCTCGCCGGCGATCGCTGCGAGCGCTGCGGGCATCCGTACAGGGTCGGCCAGTCGGAGCCTCAGTGGTCGGCCTGCGACGAGCAGTGCGTACACGACGGACCCGTGAAGAAGGTGATTAGCGACGGCATCGAGTTCGAGCTCGTGCTGGCGAAGTGGCGCGTTCTCACCGTCCACCACCTGAACGGCGTCAAGTACGACTGCCGCTGGTGGAACCTCGCTGCTCTCTGCCAGCGCTGCCACCTCTCGATCCAGGGCCGGGTCGTCATGGAGCGCGCGTTCATTTTCGAGCACTCCGACTGGTTCAAGTCGCACGCGGCAGGCTGGTACGCCGACAAGTACCTCGGCGAGGACCTGAGTCGGGAGGAGACGTTCGCGCGCATGGACGAGCTCCTCGCGCTCGAGCAGCTCGCATGACGCTCTCGGAGAGACAGCGCCGCGCGCTCATCGTGCTGCGCAGCCACGGCAACTGGATGAGTTCGGGCCACTTTGGCGTGAGAACGAACACCCTCGACTCGCTCCAGAAGAAGGGTCTCGTCGAGATGCGGACGCGCTACCACTCGCTCGACTTCGAGTACCGCATCATCGACGACGGCCGGCGCCTACTGGCGTCCCTCGAATGAGGTATTTCGCGCTCGAAGCGACAGGCCCGGATCGTTGGCCCTTGTAAGACGTCGGGTATGCCGTTAGGCTCGTCGTTCTCGTGACGAGCTCTCTCTATAGGCCTGGGCAGTACCACCCGGGGTCGGTGCTCGTGGCGAAGGCGGGATCTGCTGCGGCGGATCCAGCCGCTCGCTCGTCACGAGGAGCCGCGAGCACCGTCCCGGGGTGGGGCTGAGTTCTGGTAGGGCGGTCCGACGTCTTCGCCTGCGCTAGAGCCGTATAACCTCGAGGCCGAAGAGACCGTACTCGGTGCGTGTCTCCTGTCGGGCTCGGCGATCGACGTCGCGAGCGAGTACCTCGAGCCATCGACGTTCTATCGCGATACGCACGGCGCGATCTACGGCGCCCTGCAGGCGCTTCGCTCTCGCGAGCAACCCACAGAGCCGCTTGCCGTCGCGGCAGAACTAGAACGTCAGGGCAAGCTCGCGGCGGTCGGCGGAAAGGCTCGCCTGGCCGAGCTCGCGGCGCTGGTGCCGGCGACGGGCAACGTCGGCCACTACGCAGCGATGGTGCTCGAGATCCATCGCTCGCGGGTCCTCTGCCGTGCAGCCGTTGCGATCCAGGCTGCAGCACAGAACGGCGGCGTCTCGCTGCATCCCGAGCTGCTCGACGAGATGCAGGAGGCGATGGACGCGGCCCGCGCGCTTCCCGGCGAGCCTTCGCTCCCGCCGGGTCCGATCTTCATCACCGCTCACGAGTTCGCGGCGTCGCACTTCGAGCCGCCGGAGCCGTTGCTCGGGACCACCGAGACGGCGATCCTGGCGGCGGGAAGCTTGAACCTCCTCGCGGGGCGTCCGGGCACCGGCAAGACGACCACCGTGCTCGACCTCTGCTGCCATCTCGCTGCAGGTCTTCCCTGGCCTCCAGTCGACCCGGCCAACACGAAAGCTCCGCAGTCGTGGCCGTGCCCCCGCCCCCTTCGCTGCGCGATCATCGTGAACGAGGGTCCGCAGGAGATGTTCCGGGCCAAGGTGCAGGACAAGCTCACGAAGTTCCCGCACTCGATTGAGGACGCCGGCGGCGGACTCTTTATCCAGTCGCTGAACTGGGGCGCGTTCTCTTTCCGCGACCGCTCGATCTTCGAACGCCTGCGCGACGAGCTCGACAGCCGCGACGTTGACCTTGTGGTCGGAGACCCGCTCGGCTCGCTCGGCCTCGAGGGCGTCGGCTCTCCAGCCGAGACGCTCGACTTCGTGAACCTGCTGAAGCCCCTCGGACTCGGCACGCGCAGGGCCTTCCTTTTCCTCCACCACTTCCGCGAGCGAGTCGAGAAGGGAGAGGACGAGGTAGCGCGCCTGTCGGGAGCCTGGGGCGGCCATCTCGACACGCTCATCACGCTCGCCGCCGGGTCGCAGACCGACCAATCGCGCCTCGCCTATCCGAAGTTGCGCTGGAACACCCGAGAAAATCCAAGTCCCATCGTCCTCGCGCGCATCCGGAACACCCGCAGCGTCGAGGTCATCGGCGAGGAGTCCGACCACACCCTGCTCGAGCCTCAGATCCACGCCTACCTCGAGCGCTCGCGAGAGACCAAGGCGGATACCCAAGGCTGGCAGACCACGGACCAGATCCGGGCGGGCATCGAGGCTCGCCGCGTGGCCGTGCAGAAGGCCCTCGAGGGCGCTCCGCATCTCTTCGTCATGGTCACAGGCGACGAGGCCAAGAACCTCGGCGCGAAGTCGAAGGCCGCAAAGCTCTGGGGCCTGCGCGAATGGACAGAGGGCGAAGACTGGCGCGCCGAGCTCGAGGAGGATTCCTTCGGCAAGGCCGACGAGCAGGCCCGCTTCACGGATCGCGGCTCAGACGACATCCCGTTCTAGCAATCTGCGGCCGATCCACTCAGCCACGTTGACGGTCACGGCGTCGCCGATCGCGGCGTAGCGCTTCGTGTCGGCGCCGGGAAGGGTCCAGTTGTCGGGGAGTCCCTGCAGCCGCTCGCACTCGATGGGCATGAGCCGGCGCACGGTCATCCCCTGGCGAACGGTCGAGTAGCCCTGCCCAGGCTTCCCGCCGCCCGCCGTCAGTTGGTGAGCATACGGCGTCTCGAGCACCTCGGCGCGCTGGTTCTCGGACACGGCGTAGGCGCCGATCACGTCAACGTCAGTTGTCCGGAATCCTCCGTCGGCGAGGGACCCGAAGGTTCCGGCGACCCGGCTAGAGAGATCAGGGCGACCTTCAAGAACGGCGGCAACGTCTTCCCCCTCTTCGTCGCTCGCGCCAGAATGCCGGCTGCAGCTCGCGTTGAGAGCAAGTACGTCTCCGGCACGTTCTGCGGCGGCTCGAGGATCTCCGTCAGCATGGGCTCCGAGGATGAACACCCGTCTTCGTCGCTGCGGCACTCCGAAGAAGCGGCTGTTGACAGTCCGCCAAGCCATGCCATACCCGAGGTCGGCCAGCGTGCCAAGGACTGCTCCGAAGTCCCGACCGCCATGTGAAGAGAAGAGACCCGGAACGTTCTCGACAAGGACCCATCGAGGTCGAACAGACTCGGCGACTCGAGCGAACTCGAAGAAGAGTCCGGACTCGTCTCCGGCGAGGCCTGCGCGCTTTCCGGCGACGGAGACGTCGGTGCAGGGGAAGCCTCCGGCGAGGAGTCCGGGGAGGTCTCCTCGATCGCCACGAGGAGCTGCGGGTTCCCCGGGTAGCGCAGGTCCATCGGCGTCAGCGTCGGAGCCACCGGGGTCTCCGTCCAGATGTCCGCCTCGCGGCTCGAGCCCCTGTGCGACTTCTCGAACGTCCGCGTAGACAATGCATCCGGGGAAGCGCTCGCGGAGGATGCTTCGTCTCCATCCGTCTTTCTCGCAGAGGAGGGTGTGGGTGAGTCCGGCTCGCCGGAGGCCCTCGTCGAGTCCCCCGATCCCGGAGAAGAGTGACCAGACATTCACCCCAACACTCCGCGTTCCTGCTGCCGCTCGAAAACTCTCGCTTCGCGCTCCTCGCGGGCACGTCGCCGAGCTGCGCGCTCCTCATACGTCTGCCGCTCGTGATGATGGCAGCGGGTACGCACGCGGACGCCGGACGGGAGGCTCGGGAGCTTTATCCCGCAGTCCCTCCCGTCCGCCGTCACGCCGTCGCAGAAGTTGCGCCCGTTCATTTCGCTTCGCGGGCGAGGATGTTGTAGACCGTCTGCCTCGTCACGCCCGTCTCGCGGGACATCGCCCGCCGGGGCACGCCCGCCTTGTCGGCGGCGACGATGGCGACCGCGAGTGCCCTGTCGGCCACCTCGAGCGCCGAGACGGCGACCTGGCGATTCCTGCCGGCGGCCCGCAGCACCTCGAGCGGATCGTCCGAGTCGCTAGAAAACCCAGGCTCCGGAGTGCTCGCGGGCTGCTCCTCTGGCGCCGCCCACGGCTCGGGCTCAGCCTCGGCGTCTAGCTCAACGACAGGCTCCTCGTTGAACTCCTGCCCTGCGGTGTCGTGTACGCGCACAGTCGGCATCTACTCCTCCGTTCCCTCGAGCTTGTGGGCCAGGCCCATCAGACGCTCGTAGTCGGTGTTTTCGCCCGCGTCGATCTCGGCGAGCGTCTTCAGCATGTCAGCGGCGAAGGCCGCGTCTTCCGGGCTGAGAGTCGCCTCGGCAAGGCCGCGCGCTCGCCACCCGATGTAGAGACCGTCGTAGTAGCAGGCCTGAAAGACGATGTGCGCGGCCCGCTCGAGCGGATCTAGGGCGACCATTTCCGGCGTCGTGGTCGACAGGATCGCGGGAGTGAATCCCGGTCTCTGCTGCAGTACGACGCGAAGCGCGCGCTGGTCAGCGATGTGCTGGTACTCCTCGGTGTTTATGCCCTGCCGCCGCAGGGTCTCGAAGAGGTCCGTCTCCTCCGCGTCGGCGTCGCCATAGCGGGCCGCCACGCGCCAAGCGGAGTGCGGCCCGTCCTGCGTATGGCGGCTCATCGAGCGAGCATGGTCTCGAGGGACGGGAGCACCCGGTCCTCGAGGACCGATGCAACCGTGTCCATTGACTGCGCGATGGCGAGGCTCGCGTGCACCTCGGCCATCCGCAGGTTGTGTGTCACGAGACTCTCGCGGGCCTCGGCACTCATGCCGTCGCGGTTCGCGTAGCTGTCAGCGTTGTCCAGGTACGCGCGCGCTTCGGCGGCGTGGTCGATATGGCGTGGCATGATCATTCCCCTTTCGCTTGTCGGTACTCGGCCAGGATGGCCCCTGCGTCGAGCATGGCTTCCTGTCGTGCCTCGCGGCGCAGCGCTTCCCGCTCAGTTTCTGCCGGCGGCCGACTCGCGCCCATGTCGGCGAGGTGATCGCTCATCTCGAACCATCGCCCGTCGACCTCGTGGCGCGTCCACCCGCACGAGCACACGGGCGGCATTCCGGCGGGGCCGGGGTTCGCGACGTGCTCGCCCTCGAAATGCTCCGGCGGAGTGATCGGCTGTCCGTAGAAATTGCGCTCGAGCTCCTCCTCCTCGCCGCTAGAAAACCCAGGCTCCGGAGTGCTCGCGGTGATCCTCGCAGGCGTGCCGCAGGAGACGCAGGCCTGTGAGACCCGTCCGAAGGTGTGCCGCCCGCTCGCGCTCAGGCATGGCAGGGGCCATGTCACCTCCGCGTAGATTCCCGGGCCGACGTGATCGTTGACGCGCAGCCGCTCGGTGTAGCCGCTCATGTCTCGCCCCTTTCGTTTGAGAGAAGCCACGCGGGCAGGGCGACAGGCTCGCCGCCCTCCACGTAGCGGAACAGAATCCCCTCCTCGGTCAGTTCCACCCGGAACACACGGTCTCGCCCGACGAGCTTGGCTAGCTGCGCGGGAACGTTGAGATGCGCCGTGCCCTTCTCGCCTGCCTGCGAGAATTGCAGGCGAGCCATTCCTCGAGGGAGGAGGTAGCGGCCCGTCGCACCCTTGCGGTGCGGACCTCCCGGGCCACTACGCACCTTCTCCTCGGCGCTCACGAGAACGCATCCCCGTCACGCTCGCCCCGGTAGTTGGCCAGGGCGACCCGCGCGACGACCTCGGCAAGCGGCTCGGCCGCCTCGGCATCGGTCAGCGTGTCGCAGTAGTGGAGGATGTCGGTTAGGACGTCGACCGCGTTGCCGATGGCGTCGTCGGAGTAGACGGCGGACATGGAGCGGGCGACGTGACCCATCGCCCGCATCCCCTGCTCCGCCCGTGTCGCGTTTCGCTCCTCGAGCGCGCTCATCGGAGGGCCGCCAGTAGTTCCGGCACGTCGTGATCCGGCTCGTCCTCGAGCCGATCCTCTTTCCATGCCTCGAACTCGTTGAGGTAGACGGACTGCAGCATCTGATACGGGATGTCCGCGGCCTCGGCCTTGGCGAAGCGCTCGAACCGCCGCCACTTGGCCAGGTCGACCGCGTTCCACTCATCCACGTCGCCGATCCCGGAGACGACTGCCCAGCCGCCGGAGCGGCCTTCGGCGTATACCTTCACGCCGTAGAAGGGCCAGATCTCCTCGGCGAGACCCTGCAGGTACTCGAAGCCGTGCTCGCAGCACATATGGAACAGGTGCATCCAGTCGTCCTCGGACACCCGCTCCTCGACCCACTCCCGCGTGAAGCGCGGATCGTGATCGTCCCCCTGGTACTTCTCGAAGTCGGCCCACCCCTCGCGGTCGACGGCTCCGTACACCTTCACGTTGGCCATCGGCAGGCCGCTCGACCCCTGATGGTAGGAGCGCTGAACGTCGTCCTTGCGATAGCCCCTAGGCATCCGACTCACCCCTCGAGACCTGCGCGTACACCTCGTAGTTGGTCACGACCATGCCGAGGAGGTTGGCCCGCTCCGGGTGCCGCCCCTCCGCCGTGTAGCGGTAGATGGGCGACATCTCCGGGTCATCCCGGGCGACGTCGCGCGGATCCGCGAATCCCTCCGAGATGGAGTAGCCCGCGAGCGCGTCGACCGGGCAGGTGGCATCGAACTCCGCCATCCCGATCCCGTTGTAGGCGTCCACGATCTCGTAGCGGATCACGGGCGGTGCGTCCTCGGCGTCGTGCACGGGGCACGTGTCGTCGTGCTCGAGCCGCCCGGGAACGCCGCCATCCCGGGTGCCCGTGCAGCGGCCCTCGGAGAAGGCGAGAAGGGCCGGACTGTTCACGGCCATCATCCGGACAAACTGCTCGAAGGTCTCTTTCAACTGCTCCTGCTCCCCCGGCATGACGTCGCCATAGACGGGTCCGTAGCCCGCGGTCTCGAGCCGGGAGCAGATGAGCGCGAAGGCCGCTTGCAGCGCGTCCTCGGCGATGTCCTCGACGTTGACGTCGGCGGGGAGGTACTCGACGGTGTGAAGTGAAAGCATGACTAGCCCCTTTCGCTAGTAGGTGCGGCCGCGGTGCGCGGCGCGTACAGGTAGATGGGCACGGACGGGAAGGCCTCCTGATGAGCCTTCGCGCAGGATGCGCAGGACGGGAGGAGGCACCCGTCCTCGGCGGGGATGGCATGAGTCGTCGGTGCGTCACAGACGCTGCACGTGGCCATCCCGAAGGGCGACAGGGCGAGGGACATCAGAAGTCCCGCGTGTCGCCCTTGCGGGCACGGTCGATGAGTGTCTGGACCATCTCGCCCACCTTGGCGGGGGGCACGTTGTCGGGACTGCACCATCCCTCGCAGTCGTGATCGAGGCACGCGCCGAAGGTGGCGTCCGGCTCCTCGGCGGGGTCCGGGATGCTCGCGTCGTCGGCGACCATGATGTCGTGCTCCACGCCGTCGATGTCGATGACGGCGCCGATGCAGAAGCACCCGCCGCCCGTGTGCCATACGCCGACGCTCTCCGGGCGGACGCCCTCGAGGGCCTTCAGCGCGGCGTGAATCTCCGGCCAGTGCTCATCCTGCGTGCGGCCCACGTAGAAGCACCCGCGGCAGAAGTCGACGTCCGGCTTGGTCGACTGAATCTCGGCGCCGCAGTAGCGGCAGGGCCGAGACTCACGCTCGACCTCCACGATCTCGAGGTACTCCTCGCCAATCAGGACGCGGCCATCGGAGTACGTCTTGGTCCGGTTTACCATCGCCTCGACTGCCTCCCCGTGCGTGCGGAAGTAGTCGGTGAGCGCGGTGGTCTCGGGATGCTCCTTGTCGATGAGTGCGTACATGGTCTACAACTCCTTTCCGAAGTCGGGCAGAGCAGTTCGCAGGTGCTCGAGCGTCGTGATGTCCGTGCCCACGTAGGGAGCGTTCGGATGGCCGACGACTCCGAACTCCGGATCGGCATCGGACGCTTCGCCCTGGACGATCGCCTCGCCCGCCAGGTAGTCGATCTCGTCCTCGGTCAGTCCGGTGACGTCGTAGGCGACGATGAGAATCTGGCCGGGAGTCGCATCCGACGAGGAACCCCTGGCGATGAGAAGGCCGGAGCCGTCATCGGGCAGGAACTCGGTTGCGTCCTCTTCGGAG